GCCATTTACAAAAAGGTGGTGAAACTTTTGATGAAATTGGCACTAAGATAGTCGAAATGGCCGCTGACTATAAGTCGCTAGGGCAATTTGTAAACTATGTTAGAAAGTCAAAACTTGTAAATGAAGACAATCAAATGTATGTCGATCTTGCTATAGAAAATGTACAAAATATTAAAAACACATTCAAAAGACTTGCTGGTGCTAAAACTTATGAAACTGCCATTCAAAGTTTTAACGAAGCAGAAGATGTTATCGAATTAGATGAAGATAACACAGATATCGAATCATTGTTCACTGAAACACATTTTGATGATAAAGTTGCTAACGTAATGGACAACTTAAAAACTTTATCAGTAAAAAGAAAAGCATTCGAATGCTATTTAACAAAAGCAATAGCAAAAGAATCATTTGCAGATCTTAAAAATCTATTAAGCGAAAGCGATGTAATGGATTTTGCAACACCTAATGCTAAACTTGGGTATCAGGTTAGTCAATTAGGATTTGCGGCAAAAGATCAAAAACTAGGAAATTATTTACAAGGTCTTAGTAGAAAACTTAATTCGGGTGGCGGATTAAGCCAATTTGAATACGGTACTATTAAGAGTTGTTTGCTTTCAGCAAATCAAAAGGTTACACAGAGTGCTCCAACAAGTGTTGAAGAATCATATGAAGCATTTATGGACTCGTTTATTGAAGAGTCCATGGACTCGTTTATTGAAGAGTCACCTGCAAATATGCAAAGCATGCTCCACATAAAATAAAACTTAGATAAAAAACCGGTTTTTTGCGTAAAATACTACTAAAAAGATAAATAATTTTGTTGGAAAAATAAATTTCCAATAGTTGTAAAAAAGTACTTGACTTTTTTGCATCAAGGCAATATAATTAAGGCACATGAAATATGAAAGTATTTCGAACATGGCACATATAAGGAGAAAACATTATGGCATCTTTAGCAGAAATACGAGCAAAGCTCGCGGCAATGGAGAACAAAGGTTCTTCGAACTCACCCACCCAAAGCGATAACGCAATTTACCCATTTTGGAATATTGATGAAGGTACTAGTTGTACACTTCGTTTCCTTCCTGATGGTAATCCAAACGCAGATTTCTTTTGGGTAGAACGACAAATGATTCGTTTGACATTCCCTGGAGTAGTTGGCGGAGACAGCAAGCCTGTAACTGTACAAGTACCTTGCATGGAAATGTATGGCGAAACATGTCCAGTACTAACTGAGGTACGTCCTTGGTTCAAAGATCCAAGTCTCGAAGACATGGGCAGAAAAAAAAAAAAAAAGAGAAGTTACATTTTCCAAGGATTTGTAAACGAAAATCCTTTAAATGAAACTGCACCTGAGAATCCAATTAGACGTTTTGTAATTGGTCCTCAGATTTTTAATATTATCAAAGGCGCATTGATGGATCCTGATATGGAAAATATTCCAACTGATTACGTTAATGGTACCGACTTCCGTTTAACTAAGACTCCGAAAGGCCAGTATGCAGACTATTCAACTAGTAAGTGGGCAAGAAAAGAAAGTGCTCTTACTGAAGAACAGTTAGCATCAATTGACACTCATGGTTTGTTTGACTTGAATGATTTTCTTCCTGCTAAACCTACAGCAGAAGGCGTACAAGCAATTTCAGAAATGTTCGAAGCCAGTGTAAACGGTGATCAATATGACCCAGCAAGGTGGGCTAACTATTATAAGCCCTACGGACTTGATACAGGGACGCAAACTCAAGCAACAGTTGCTCCTGTACAGGCAACTGCGGAACCGAGTGTGGCTCCTGTAGCAGAAACAGTGGTGGAAACACCAGCACCTACTCCAGCACCAGTTGCTGAGTCAGCACACCAAGGAAAGAAATCAGCAGATGACATTCTTGCAATGATTCGTAACCGTCAGTCTTAAGGAGAAGAATCATGCAGAAACCATTTGACTTAACTAAGTTCCGTACTGGCATCACTAAATCTATTAGTGGTATCAGTGCAGGATTCCACGATCCACAAGATTGGATTAGCACAGGCAACTACACACTAAACTACTTAATTAGTAGCGATTTTAACAAAGGAATTCCTTTAGGTAAAGTTAGTGTTTTTGCAGGTGAATCCGGCTCTGGTAAATCGTTTATATGTTCAGGTAACCTTGTAAAGTCAGCACAAGAAATGGGCTGTCAAGTAGTATTGTTCGACTCAGAAAACGCACTTGACGAAGAATGGCTCCAAGCACTTGATGTTGATACAAGTCCAGAAAAACTATTAAAAATTAGTGTTTCAATGATCGACGATGTTGCAAAAGCAATCTCAGAGTTCATGAAAGACTACAAAGCAAACTACAGCGATCTTCCATACGAAGAAATGCCTAAGTTAGTATTTGTTGTTGATAGTTTAGGCATGTTGCTAACACCCACTGATGTAGATCAGTTCCAAAAAGGTGACATGAAAGGTGATATGGGTAGAAAGCCTAAGGCTTTAACCGCATTAGTTAGAAATACAGTAAATCAGATCGCTCCTTTTCCGATTGCACTGATTGCAACTAATCATACTTATGCATCACAAGACATGTTTGACCCAGATGATAAGATCTCAGGTGGTCAAGGCTTTATCTATGCATCTTCAATTGTTGTAGCAATGAAAAAACTAAAACTAAAAGAAGATGAAGATGGCAACAAAACATCCACAGTACAGGGTATTAGAGCGGCTTGTAAAGTGATGAAATCACGTTATGCAAAACCGTTTGAAGGTGTACAAATTAAGATTCCTTATGAGACAGGCATGGATCCGTATAGTGGCCTATTGGAAATGCTTGAATCAAAAGGTATTGTAGAAAAAGTTGGCAACAAACTTTCTTATACATCTCCTGTAACTGGTGAAGAAATCAAAGAGTTCAGAAAAGGCTGGACTGGAGATAAACTTCAGGTAATTATCGATGAATGGGGCCAAAATCCTGTCGCACAAAACGACATTATTGATGACCCAGAACCTGAAGACTTTAATCCAGAACCAGAGGAGTACATTGATGAGTCCTGAAATTGAACTTCTTTATGAAGTTTGGGATAAGGTGAAAGCCTATGTTCCAAAAAAAGATAAAATACATATTGCTGAGGAATTAGTAAGAGTATTTGACAACACTGTCGGTCTCGATGAAATTGAATCGGAACTTAACTCTTTTGATAGTGTTATAAAAGCGGCATTGATGAGTCATTTAGATCTCGGTTACGAGGAAGATGACGAAGAAGATGAATACTGGGATTAATAAATGAGTACTTGGTATAATAAAGTAGTAGAAGATTTGGGTAATATTATAGGTGCTATAGATTACTTCGAGTCAGAAATACAAAGTGCTAAGTATGAAGTTAAAATAAAAGGCAGTCTGGAGAAATCCAGTTCTGCCTTACCCGGCATCACTGAACACCGTTTTAATCAACTTCAAGAAATTGAAGCAATTCTAGAACATATAAATATCGAATTGCGTAAAGAACGCAGTAAGACATTTAGGAAATATTTAGAATCTTACAACAGACAACTCAGCAGTAGAGATGCTGAAAAGTTTGTTGACAGTGAAGATAGTGTTATTACATTAACACATTTAGCAAATCAATTTGCACTATTACGAAATCAATTTTTAGGTATAATGAAAGGATTAGATACCAAACAATGGCAGATAGGACATATTACTAGATTAAGAACTGCTGGCATGGAAGACATTGTAATAGACTAATGAAAAATTACATTATAGATATCGACGAAGTAGAAGATAGAAGTTGGGATCATTTCCAAGATTTCACTAAAACTAACACAACAGATATTGTAACACATATAAAAAACAACAATGTAAAATCTCAAGATGTATACATTGAATTTAAGTATACCTCTGAAGGAACCATGTGGTTCATAAATGGTAAATGGTTTATGCATGCTATACATGATTTTGCAAATTCTCTGAATATACCATTAAAAAATATTACTTATACTGGCACTAATGCAAAATTAGATACTGTATATAACAAATGGCACTCTATTCACGTGCCAGAGCAAGACAAAATAAATCTACAATTCTTTTCTTTTGGTTTAACATTGTATCAAGGTAGATACTATAGAGAAAACGAAGTATTATACATTCCGAACAAAATTAATAAAAATTTACGCTCTAAAAAATTTAATTGTCTAAATGCAAATATGTTAGAACACAGAATACTGTTTCTAAAAGAAATGTATAATCAAAACGTTTTAGATTTAGAAAATAATCTAATTAGTTTCCATTGGTTTAAAAATCTTAGTCGTCATGTTGATGCACCACAAGAATTAAAAGACATGTGTCCTATACAGTTTGATTTAGTAGGGGACTGGGAAGCAGTATACAGTAAAATTTTTGAAAAAGATATGCATAATACTGATTGGAATAAAACAGGAAATTTTTCATACATATACGATGACACATATTTTACTGTGACAACTGAAAGTAGTGAATGTTATACTCTAGCAAACTATCACAGAGACGATCATATAAACGAATATATGAAAGAGTTCCACGAAGAAATGTTTCTCACAGAAAAAATATTTAGACCTATATTATATTGGCATCCTCAACTGGTTCAATGCTCAACAGGAACATTAGACTATTTAAAACAGTTAGGTTTCAAAACGTTTAGTAATTATTGGAATGAGGATTACGATAATGAACCAAACGGAGAACGTAGAACACAAATGATTGTTAGTGAAGTTAAAAAACTTAACAACAAATCGTTAGAAGAATTACACGAAATGTATTGGGATATGATGCCAATACTAGAACACAACAGAAACTTATTATTGAATCATGACTTCATTAGATCTCCATGGTATAAGACATCACGAAGTTGATCATTTAGTAGAAAACTTCATATTGATGAATCAAGACAGCATACCGCTGACCATTATCTGTGGAAATAGTCAAAAAATGATTGATTTAGCATATGATGTAATAAATAGAATAAGTTGCAAAACAGTTGCAATGGATCAATACGGTATAATTGTTATTCGGGAGATATAATGGAAAAGCCATGGAACAAAATTACTGCTTGGTTTAGATCTTTACGAATCAAATACATACTGTGGCGAGCAGATAGAATCATTGCAAAAGTCCACAAAAAACAACAAGAAGCCCAAAAAAAATCCACGATTTCTGGTTGACAAATTCTTATCTTTTGCTATAATATATGCATAAGGTAAGGAGAAAACCATGTTTACATTACTAATTTTAACAGCAATAGGCATCATGTTTTGGTGGTTTGCTGGGCAAATTATTGGTATTTTCAGTGGTGATCTTGATACTTTCTTAGGTAAATTGTTAGGATATTTTGTGATTTTTGCGGTTTTTACCACAATTTTCGGTTGACAAATCCTTAATATTTGCTATAATAGTTATATTGTTAATTAATGCTGTGGGAGGCTAAAATGACAAACTTTGTTAAAATCAAAAAGGGTACTTACCGTAACGCCCCTATCAAAGATACGGTTTTTCCGGTAGTAAAGCCAATTTCATTTGGCAAAAAAGGACCGTTCATTACTGTTGATGGCAGTGCTGTTATGGGTCCTCAGGCTACCAAAATTCGTGTGTTGCTTAAAACACCAGCAGATGTTGAACCATCTAACAAAGAGGAATTTAAAGTGTCTAATCCAGTTGCTCAGCAAGAAGAGAAAAAAGCAGAAACTCCAGAGCAAGCAATGGATAGAATCAAAGGTCGCTTCGAAATTCTAGATCAAATGACTGATGCAGTTGCTAACGGTGTAGTCCGTGGTTTGATTGTGTCAGGCCCTCCGGGTGTTGGTAAGTCATTTGGCGTCGAAACTATTCTTGATGAATATGATGCAATGACTAAACTGGCTGGTAAGCCACCTAGGACCGAAGTTGTAAAAGGTTCTATGACACCGATTGGTTTGTATCAAACTCTTTTTAACAACTCAAACCCAGGTGACATCCTAGTGTTTGATGACTGTGACAGCATCTTGTTTGATGAAGTATGTCTGAACATGCTCAAGGCTGTTTTGGACTCAGGTAAGAAGCGATATATTTCTTGGAAGTCAGAATCCAACGCATTGCGTAGGGAAGGTATTCCTGATAGGTTCGAATTCAAAGGTGGCTGTATCTTTATTACCAATGTGAACTTTGAAGGTGTTAAGAGCAAAAAGATCAAAGATCACTTAGAAGCACTTATGTCAAGGTGTCACTATATTGACCTTGAGATGGACAGTGTTAGTGATAGGTTCCTTCGAATCAACCAAATTGTGCGAGACGGTATGTTGAACGAGTATAACTTTGGTGAAGAAGGTAACAAAGAAATTGTTGACTTTATGGTATTGAAGGCTAATAGGCTCCGTGAGATATCATTGCGTATGGTTCTTAAGATTGCTGACTTGCGTCAGATGAGCCCTAAGACTTGGAAAGAACTTGCTGAGTCAACTTGTATGACAAGGGTCACTTTTCAGTGATCCTTGCATGGACCCAATAATAAATATTATTATGGGTTCCCCCCTAGTGTTCGATAACTAGTCCTCCCACAATCGAACACTTTGAAGCCCCCGGTTCTCGGGGGCTTCTCTTTTATACTTTATTCTTAAGAAAATACTTGACATTTCACAGTAATCGTGTATAATTAAGTTTTATATTTTAACTATTTTAACCTGGAGAATTATGAATAAATTAGATAAAAACTTCCACCTAAACTTTTCACCCTTTTACTTTGTAGTAGCATTCATGCTGTTCATGTTATGGGCAAGTGAAGCCAATGCTGACAATCATAATGTAACATGGCATGGTCATACAGTTGACGAGTTTGTGGAAGAAATTGTTGTAGTGGCACAACAGGAAGAAACAATCAAAGTGGACCCGGTCACAAGTTCACGAATCATAAGCAGTATTATACCTGCTTTCACATATAACGCAGGAGGTTATGGTGGCTTTGTTGGATATAATCCGTCGGGTGCTCAATTGGTTCACACCGCAGTTTTTGTTAACGATGTGCCTGCTAATGAGCCTGGTAGCGGTTGGTATGATTTTGGGCACGATATAGCCACTGGACAAACTGTAAAAGTTATTACAGGTCCTAACGGTGTGCTGTATGGTTCAGGTAGTATTGCTGGTACAGTGTTAATAGACGACACTATCAAACATCATGCTATGGGCAGATACAGCAGTGATAACACTTATGTGAGTGTTGCCCCAACTGACAATTTACAGTTTACACTGTTTGACACACAACAACAAAGTGCTAGGAACGACAACACAGAAGAAGATGCTTATAAAAATGTCAGCGGTAAGTTTAACTTTGATATAGGCGACTTTACTGTCACAGGCAAATACACAGACTATGAGTATGATTACGACAACTGTTATGCCGCAGACTTTTCAGTGAGCAACAACTGTGAGCAAATAGGCGACAGATATGTTATAACCATACAAAACGAAAACTTCACCTTAGGTAGAAGTGAAAACAACGCAGAGTATTTCACTGATACTGCTTCAACTTATGTAAATGAAAGTAGCAGAGATTACTTCCGCTTTATAAACCAATCACAACTGTCTACACTGCTTGATATAACATACGGTTTAGATTATAACAGAGAACAGTACAACACAATATCAGAAGAAAACTTTGCTGGCTTTGTGAGTGTTAATGCTGAAGTGTTAGGCAACAAGTATAACATAGGTATTAGACAAGGCAACGACAATCAGAATGCTTATCGTTTTGGATTCGAAAGCGGATTTTTTTATGCCAGTGTTGGTACCAGTTTTAGAAAACCCAACTTATATGAGCGATACGGTGATGGCTGGGTAACAGCAAATCCTGATCTAACACCTGAGAAGGGCAAAGGTTATGAATTTGGATATGGTGTACTTAGTTTCTTTAAATACATTTTTGATGAATCAATAGATTACAATTACACAGACAATGTGTATTACAACGCAGGTGGATATACCACACAAGGTGCCAAGTATGCTCAAAGTTTTGGGCCTGTTGATGTACAGTTTAGATACAACGACACAGAGCAACCAAGAGTAGCCAAGTACATGGGCATGATACAATACACCACTGAATTTGCTAACACAGAATTTAGAGCAAAATACACATTTAATAGAGATAGAATACCAGGCCCATATGACGGTGATGAACTTGAAGATTTAGAAAAACTAAATTTCTACCTAACCAAAAGATGGCCTAACTACACTCTCAGTTTAAAAGTTGAGAATGTGTTAAACCAAGAAGTAGAAATTTTGCCTTTTTATAACAACAAAGGTCGAGAATATTACTTGACTTTTCAATATGTATGGTAGTATAATAAACTATGCCTAAAACAACGTTAGAAATCAGAGACGAAGTAAATGTAAAGTTTTTAGATTTAGATGTAAAAACTAGAAGACGAATTTCTGATGAAGCAAAATACTTTTTACCATACGCATATCATATGCCTGCCTACAAATTGGGCAGATGGGATGGTTGTGTAAGATTTTGCGATATAGGTGGTAGAACATATCTTAATTTATTAGACAAACTACTGCCTATAGTTCAGGAAGCCGGCTATAGTATCGATGTAAAAGACATGCGACAGAGTTGGCAATTTGAATTTTCTAAAGTTGAGCAAACAGATTACGAAGACATTGCTTGGCCTAAAGGGCACCCTGCAGAAGGAGAACCTATACTGCTAAGAGATTATCAAGTCGATGTAATTAATAAATTTTTAGAAAACACACAATGCCTACAAGAAGTTGCAACAGGAGCAGGAAAAACTCTTGTTACTGCTGTACTGAGTCATAAAGCACAACAATATGGTAGGACTATTGTTATTGTACCTAATAAAGATTTAGTAGTGCAGACAGAAAAAGATTATAAAAATTTAGGTCTCGATGTAGGTGTATTATATGGCGACAGAAAAGAATACGATAAGACACATACTATTTGTACATGGCAAAGTTTAGCAGTGTTAGAAAAGAAAACAAAGGCTAATGAAGCATCAATTGACTTAGATGTGTTTTTAGACAATGTTGTTTGTATAATGGTTGATGAAGTACACAAAGCAAAAGCAGATGTTCTAAGAAATCTTTTAAGTGGCCCATTTGCTAATGTTCCTATACGTTGGGGACTAACTGGTACAGTGCCCAAAGACGAACACGAAGCAGTTGCATGTACTTGTTGTTTAGGTCCGGTAGTTGGTAATCTTAGCAGTAAAGAATTGCAAGATATGGGTGTACTGGCTGACTTAGATATTAGTGTATTGCAGTTACAAGATGGTGCATTAGGATTTAGCAGTTATGCACAGGAATTAAAGTGGCTAGTAACAGACCCTAAAAGAATAGATCATATAAGCGAAATTATAAACGGTCTTTCTACTACAGGCAACACATTAGTATTAATTGATAGAATCGCTACAGGTGAAATGTTGGCAGATAGAAACGACGACTGGGTATTTGTGAGCGGTTCTATGAAAACAAAAGATAGGCAAAAAGAATACGAAGAAGTTTCAGAAATGGATAACAAAGTCATTGTTGCAACATACGGTGTGGCGGCAGTTGGTATCAACATACCGAGAATATTTAATTTGGTGCTGTTGGAACCTGGTAAAAGTTTTGTTCGTGTGATACAGAGTATCGGTAGAGGTATTCGTAAAGCACAGGACAAGGATTATGTTAATGTTGTTGATATAACAAGTAATTTGAAGTACAGCAAACGACACTTGACTAAAAGAAAAGCCTTTTATAAAGAGCAAGGATTTCCATTTCAAGTTACAAAATTGGAGTATAAATGAAAATTTTAACCTTAGAGAATACAGCATATGATCTAGATCGTGTGCCAGACGAAGTAGAAGAATTAAGATATTGCGTTTTTGACGCAGGAGATGCAGAGTTTCAAGATTATTATTGGTTACCTTTAATCTTTTTGGAAAGTTTTCATGCTCCAGCAATCTGTTTAAGTATCGGCGAATATAATTTACAGATGCCAATGGATTGGAGCATTGTTACTAGTGACGATGATTTTGGTGGTATTGAAGTAATACCTCTGGCAAGTTTAAACAATAGAGGATTTGTTACACCAATTTTTAATCCAATGAAAAGTTGGATGCCTAAGGCAGAAGAAATACAAATTACAAATGTGTATCAAGATGTGAAATGGTTCTTTCCTAAATTAAAAAACGGACACCTTTTAGTTGTTCCTCTAGAAGACAAACCAGAGCCTAAGTGTGCATTATTTGTAAAAGAAGCAAACAAAGTTAAGGACATGGATATAGCAGATATGCTATAACATTATATAAGGAGAAAAAATGGCAAAATATAGATATAGAATTGAAGCAGGTAATTATGGTGGTGAACTTACCATCGGTGAAATACCAGAGGCATTTGTGGAGTACTGGAAACATGAGGAGCAAGAAGACCTTATTGATGAGGTTTTGTCTTTTGATGATTTTGAAGAAGAACCAGAACCAGAAGATGCATTGCAAGATCCAGATGGTCCGCCTAAATTAGACAACTACTGGCACGACTTCGATGATCTTGAGCATTTAAATAGTGCCTATGCAGATGGACATTGGACTATTACTCCGGTACCGGCAGACGGCTCTGATGATTGGGCATACGAAGATTCATTTGAATGCGAGCCAACCCATCTATACGGTAGAGAGTGTTATAGCTCAAATGAAATTGATGAAGAATATGAAGATCAAACTGTTCCTGTACTAGTGTTTCACAGTGCAGAAAAAGGCAGTTTTGCATGTTGGTTCTTAGATACTGATGAAGAGTTTGATGCAGAAAAATTAGCATTTGGTAGTTGCGAAACTGACTTAGCAGAATTAGTAGATGCTGTTTATTACAACAAAGAGCAATTAGAAGAAAATTACGATTATAATGATACCAATGGCAAGGGTTACTATGCCCAAGTTGGTTATGTAAATAGAAAATGGCATGACCCACAAAGTTACTACACTCCAGAACAATTAGAAGAGGACGGTTACTTTGATTAAATAGTAGACTAATAACTACATGAAGGAACAATTTAATGAAAAGAATACTTTTATGTGGATTACCAGGATCAGGTAAGACCACACTTGCTAAAAGATTAGTTGAGGTATTAAATAACGCTGATTGGTATAATGCTGATGAGATAAGAGAAAAATTTAACGATTGGGATTTTAGCCCTGAAGGCAGAGCAAGACAAATGAAGCGTATGCAAGATTATGTACGCAAAAGTGTTGCTAAGGGAAGATACGGATTGGCTGATTTTGTGTGTCCAACAAATCAGTTGAGAAATGATTTTATGCCTGAATATGTTATTTGGATGAACACTATCGAAGAAGGACGTTTCGAAGATACAAATAAAGTTTTTGAAAAACCAGATGACACAATCAATGTTGATATTGAAATAACAGCAGACGATTGGTGGACTGAAGAAGCAATAGAAAAGTGGGCAAGATTAATTGCTGTAGATATCAAAGACAGTGAATTTCAGCCAAAACAACCAACTACTCAAATGTTAGGTAGATTTCAACCCTTCCATCCAGGACACAAAGCATTATTCGAACGGGCGTTAGCAAAGCACGGCCAAGTAGCATTACTGGTCAGAGACATGCCAAGAAGCGAAAGCAATCCTTGGTCAGTAGAAGAGATTTGTGAAAATTTAGAGTTAGAATTAGCAGAATATGCAGGCAAATTTAGATGTTATCCTGTGCCAAATATTATGAATATCACATACGGTAGAGATGTTGGTTATAAAATTGAGCAGGAAACATTTGATGATGCTACGCACAATATAAGTGCAACAAAAATTAGAGAGCAACTGAGGAAGGATGGTAAATTATCTTAACTATCTTTTAGGTAAAACAGATAAGCATGGTAACCCGTACACAACGATTAATGGAAAAAAATATTTAATAAATCCTACTAAAAATATCACCAAGTACGGGATATCAGCGGCACCAGACGGACACCCAGCATATACGAGGTACGGAAAACATATGAAACCGCAACCAACAGACGCAACATATACACCATGGACAAAATGGTTTGCTTGGAAACCAATCACAACACTAAGTGGTGAAAAGGTCTGGTTAAAAACAATTTATAAAAGGCAAAGAACAGTAAAATGGACACCGCCACAATTTCCACCTAATGCATTTGACACAACACAATATGCCACATGGGATCAAATAGCAGAAAGTGAATTAACGAGGAACTAATATGTATCAATTTACAAGTGAAAGTGTAAGTTCGGGGCATCCGGATAAAGTAGCAGATTTAATTTCTGATGCTGTAGCAACTTACTTACTAGATGGTAAAAAACATCACAGAGCCGCAGTAGAAACATTGGTAACAACTAATATGGTTACACTAGCAGGCGAATATAAAAGTGATAAATTTAACAAAAAAGAAATTGAACATATTGTTCGAGATACCATCAAAAGAATTGGGTACGAGCAAGACGGTTTCCATTGGAAGAATGTTAAGGTTTATAACGAATTGCATGGGCAAAGTGCAGACATAGCATTAGGCACAGATGATTTTGGCGCAGGTGATCAGGGCCTTATGTTTGGTTATGCATGTAACGAGACTTCAAACTTTATGCCAAGTGCTATTCATTACAGTCATAGAATATTGAGAAGACTTGAGAAAGAAAGAGGTTTTGACACAGAACACTGGATTAAGCCAGATAGCAAAAGCCAGGTAACAATGAACTACGAAACAATTAACAAGCCATTAGGCATTGATACTATTGTTTGTAGTACACAACACAGCGACGAAATGAGTATTAATGTTATAAGATCTGCAATAGAAGAAATTATCAGAGATGAACTTAAAGAAGTTAATCTAAATAAAACTAGATTTTTAATTAATCCAACAGGCAGATTTGTTATTGGCGGGCCAGATGGTGACACAGGATTAACAGGTAGAAAGATTATTGTTGATACTTATGGCGGATATGCTCCACACGGTGGGGGTGCATTTAGTGGTAAAGATCCTACTAAGGTTGATAGAAGTGCGGCATACATGGCAAGGTACTTGGCTAAAAACATAGTAGCAAGTGGCAAGGCTAAAAATGCCACAGTACAATTAAGTTATGCTATTGGTGTAAAAGAACCAACCAGTGTATATGTTTATGCTGATGGGTTGGTTAGAAACGAATTTGCAGACTATTTCAGAGATAAAGTTGACTTAACGCCTCAGGGTATAATTGATAAATTTGATTTGTTTAGTTTAGATTTAACAAAAACTACAAATTATGGTCACTTTGGTAAAGAAAATTTACCGTGGGAAACAGTGGATTTATTTTAATGGACTTTAAAGATAAAATTAGAACAATACCGGATTTCCCTATAGCAGGAGTTCAGTATAGAGATATAACCAGCATATTAGAAGATCCGAACTCTTTTAAAAGTGTAATGCTATCTATGTGTTTTGAAGCACACAGATTTAATCCAGATGTAATTGTTGGCATTGAAAGTAGAGGTTTTATTTTTGGTGCCCCTTTAGCAGAAAAGTTTTATTTGCCATTTGTGCCTGCAAGAAAACCAGGCAAGTTACCTAATGAAACAGTCAGCAAAAGTTTTGATTTGGAATACGGATCAACAGAATTACACATACAAAAAATATCGCCCATACAAGGTAATATTACTATTGTAGATGATCTTATTGCTACTGGCGGAACAGCACTAGCATGTGCAGATCTAATTCACGAACACTGGGATATCCCTAAAGAAAATATTCAAATTTTGGCAGTAATAGACTTGCCCGATTTAGGAGGAAGTGCTATAATAAAGAACAGCGGATATAACGTTAAAACTTTAATTGAATTTGAGGGTGAATAATGGCTAAACAGCCACAGATACCATTAAAAGATGTGATGGCGGCTATCGATAAAAAAGATAGATTGTTTTACAGTCGCCTTAATGATGAGCAGAAAAAAGCATTTAGTGTGTGGATAATGATGCGTTATTGTAGTAGTGTACAAGGTAGAGATGCCGCAAATTATATCTATATGACTAACGAACTTGTTAATCATCAATTTATGGAAGTTAGTAAACATCCAGAATTACAGTGGCTTTTACTTAGTGCATGTGGTGTAGGAAAAGTACAGTTTCATCCTTACTTAAAACCGCCAAATTCAAGGAAGAAAAAGAATAAAGTTTTCGAGTTCATATATAGTATTTTCCCGCATATGAAAAGTGGAGATATTAACGAACTCATTAATATTAATACCACTGAAGAATTGAAAGAATTAGCAAAAGCACACGGATATGACGACAAATCAATCAAAGATATCTTTGGAAAATAACACTTGCAAATGGTGTGAAAAAACTTTTGCAAGTGAGCGTACTCTTGCGGCTCATATGTGTGTTAAAAAACGTAGATGGGCAGATAAAGATTTAACGCACATAAGATTAGGTTTTAGGGTATTTCAAATGTTTTACGAGTTAAACACAACTGCAAGTAAACCTAAGACTATTGAAGACTTTATTAGAAGTCAGTACTATGAGGGCTTTACTAAATTTGGTAGAAGTTGCTTAGTAAACGAATATCTGAAGCCAGAACAATTTGCAGAATGGTTAATAAAGAACGGCAAAAAACTAGCAGATTGGAGCAAGGATAAATTATACGACGAGTATCTTTTAGAATATGTGAAAAAAGAGCCTGGCATGAGAGCATTAGAACGTAGCATAATTTATTTGAATTCGTGGTCAGAAGAAACTGATAATAATTGGAATGAATACTTTACTAAAGTAACAGCACCGAGAGCAGTTCATGATTTAAGGAGTGCTAAAATAAGTCCTTGGTTATTATATCTAAGCGAAACAGGAGATCAATTACTGGAAAAATTTAGCGATGAACAAGTAAAAATGATTCAACAAATTATTGATGCAACATTTTGGATGAAAGTGTTTGCTCAAAACAAGGAAGAAGTTAAAGAAATTAAAAATACATGCAAGGTAGCAAATTTATGAACGTAAAAATTATCAGTTATAGTCAATCACCACAGTTTCCTGGTCGAAGTGAATCGGCATTGGACCTGGTAGCATATTGTGCTAGAGTAAGTAACCCAAACAATCAAAACAACAAAGAAACTAGTGAGAAACTTGTTAAGTATTTGATGAAACACAAGCACTGGAGTCCACTTGAAATGGTGAGTGCATGTTTAGAGATTGAAACAACCAGAGATATTGCAAGACAGATTCTAAGACATAGAAGTTTTAGTTTTCAAGAGTTTAGCCAACGTTACGCAGACCCTACACATGATTTAAGTTTTGAATTCAGAGAAGCAAGATTGCAAGATCCTAAAAATAGACAAAACAGTATTGAGTTAGATCTGTCTGATATGGGTAAAGGCGGTAATAAAACACAACACGAATTGTTGGCAGAGAAATGGCACGACAAACAACGAGCAGTTATAGATGCCGCCACTGAAGCATACAAGTGGGCTGTAAACAACGGTATTGCCAAAGAACAAGCCAGAGCAGTGCTACCAGAAGGAAATACTGTAAGCCGCATGTACGTGAACGGTACACTGCGTAGTTGGATTCATTATATTGAATTACGCGGCGCTAATGGTACACAAAAAGAGCACATTAAAATTGCTCATGCTGTAGCAGACATAATTGCGAATATTTTTCCATTAGCAGAGGAGTTTAAAGGAAAAGAGATATGAAAAAACGTGAAGAAATGTTAGTCATTACTATGGAAGAATGTGGAGAGCTCATTCAGGCTTGTAGTAAAATGATCCGTAGTAAGGGAAAAACAAAGTATTTGCGTAATTTACAAGATGAAATCGGTGACGTTATGACCATGATCGAGATAATGAAAATGAGCGGTTTAGTCACCGATGAACAAATAGCAGACAGGATGGTCGAGAAAAAAGAAAAATTAATAAAGTGGAGTATGTTGTTTAGCGATGAAGATTGATTTTGATGTAGACATTGATATGGCTAATAGAGATGACTTTCTCAAGTTAGTAAATGTCACACCTGCAAGTATTGAAAAGGATGGTAAGTTTACCAAACACAATACTGGTGTCTATTTTCAAAACATTCCAAAGTTTCCACTTGAAGGTTACAGCACAATAGATCACAAACAAGCAGAAGATGAGGGCTGGTTTAAAGTTGATGTACTTAATAACAGTGTTTATGCAGATATCAAGAACGAAACTCATTTAAATAAATTGCTGGAAACAGAACCAATGTGGGAATTACTTGAACACAAAGAAGTAGTGGAGCAATTATTTCACATCAACAATCATTTTGATATTGTGCAGAAACACAAACCTAAAACAGTAGAACAGTTAGCAATGATACTTGCAATGATAAGACCTGGTAAACGGCATTTGGTTGGAAGGGATTGGAAGGATATTGAAAACGATGTTTGGGTAAAAACTGACGATTACTTTTTTAAGAAAAGCCATGCTATTGCTTATGCATTAACCATTGTGGTACAACTTAATCTAATTGTAGAAAAAACTGTTTAATCTACTTTTTTAACTAACTGTATTCCTTTACGTTTAATTCTCTTTTTAAGCAAATTTTGTAAAGTGGTCATCGGACCGAATAAATGTTCTACATCTTTAAAAATAAATGTTCTTAAGAAAGGTGCATACCTTTTCATTTCATGATGCAAGAATACATCTATTGGTATTTGTCTATTAGATTCCCACCACCATGTTTCACCTAACTTAACAAATTCTTTTCTTAGTTCAGTTGTTGGTATTTTTTCTAAATCATAAAAGGTTATGATTTGGTTATCGTAGTTCACAACTATTCCAATGTATTCATTATCTGAATAGGTGAGCCCTGTTAAGAATGGAAATTTATCTTTATAGTCCTCAAGCATAAAGTTATTTACCACATAGACAGATAAATACATGTACAGAAAGAGTTAAATATATGAGTAATGGCGATCACAGATTATACTTATACGAAAATCAAGTGGAACTTGTGGTTACCACTGACGCAATCTATGTGGATAACAGACCTATGAACAATAAAAAATTAGTAGCCCATAAAGGACTTAACAACGAAATTATTTTTAATATCAGAAATAGAGATAGAAAACTGCAAAATGTTTTTAGTGATTCTCTAGTAGCATATCTTGTAAATCCTTATACAAGAAAACGTTTGCTTACTAAAAGGTTAGAAAACACGTCCGAAGTAGGCATGGTAAAATTAACCTTAGCAAAAGGCGATTTACAAAATATCAGTTCAGGGTTACACAAAGTTTATATTACTAGAACAACCCAAGAAAACGAAGATTTACCGTTATTTTCTAGTCAAAATAATGATGTAAACTTTGATATAGAAATCACAGACGAAGCATTTGTAGAGCCAGCGCCAACACAAGAAACTACAGTGATAACACAGATGGCTAACACCGCATTAGGCGCAAGTGCAAATATTTTTGTTAGCGATGCAATGTACGGTAACTTAGATAGAAATTTTCATAACGCACAACACAGCATTGGTATGTATGTTTCTACATTTACAGGAAATTTAAAAATACAAGCAAGTTGTCTTTCTGGAGTACCAGATACTGATCCTAACAGTCATGACTGGTTTGATGTATCAAACATATCAACCACCAGTGCAAGTAATATTATTCACAGCACATTTATTGTAAATGCAAATTGGGTAAGAGTACTAAGTTATCCAGCAGATACAGACAGCAGTTTAGATAAAGTAGTCTTAAGAAACTAGTTGACAATCCTTTATTTTTGTCGTATAATAACAACATGGATATAGACAACCTTGTTGAAAGTGTACATCATCTCCTTCTCGGAAATTTGCCTGTAAAAACAAGCAAAACTCCTAGCGGCTGGACAACAATGGACTGTCCTATGTGTAGCGATAAAAGAAAAAGAGGTGGTGTAATTACAGACGGAGCAAAAATCAGTTACCATTGTTTTAATTGTAACTTTACAACTGGTTGGTCATTGAGTCCTGGATTAGGAAAAAAATATAAAGACCTAGTTAAAAAACTTGGTGCAAGTACATCTGATATACACACAGTACAGATGGAACTACTTAAAAATGCAGAAATATTAGAGTCCAATGATGCTAATATAGATTATGTTTATAATTTAGCAAAATTTAAAACGGTAGATTTACCTGCAAATGTTTTTAATGTAGAAGAACTACCAGACAGTCATCCTGTAAAAAATTATGCAGTAGAAAGGGGATTATTAGGTCTATATCCATTGCTTTATTTTGACGATAAATTATACAAGCAAAGACTAGTAGTCCCTTTTACTTTCAACGGTGAATTAGTCGGTTGGACAGGTCGACATATAAATCCTCCGGATAAAGCAACACCAAAATATTTGCACAATATGCAAAAAGGTTTTGTATTTAATGTTGATAAATTTACAGATACTGAAAGAGATATTGTAATAGTCACTGAAGGTGTATTTGATGCAATATTAATAGATGGTATTGCTGTACAAGGAAATAGTGTAAGTGCTGAGCAAGCACATCTTATAGAAAAACTAGGCAAACGTGTTATTCTTTGTCCTGACAGGGATAAAGCAGGTAAGGAACTTATACTACAAGCAATAGAGTTAGGGTGGGAAGTTAGTTTTCCTAATTGGTCGCCTGAAATTAAGGATGCCGCAGATGCTGTAAAACGTTATGGCAGGTTAGCAACAGTGTTTAGTATTATTACAAATGCAACAAACAACAAAATTAAAACTGAAGTTAAAATGAGAATGCTATGATATTGTATACTAACGGATGTAGTTTTACACAAGGACATAAAGACCACACCTTAGAGGTAGCAGAAGATAAAGTACATGATATTAAAAAAGATGCTCCATGGGCATGGCCTAGAAATTTAGAGGATTATTTTGACAAAGTTATCAATGAAGGCTGGTGCGGAGGAAGTAATAATAGAATTTTTCGTAGAACACTTGAGTATGCTGTTCAGCAGGATAATTTAGATAATCATATTTTTATTTTACAATTAACAAATGTGTATAGATCGGAATGGTATTCTGAAGATGACAAGTGTTGGGTTGGTGTTATTTCTGAACAATTGATGTTCGATGATAAATCATGGAATGACCCTTCGATCGATAAAGAATATTATGACAATCTGTCAAAAGGTAGAAGAGAACTAGAATATTTGCAATTAACACAAAATACAAAATATTTAGAATTTTTTATGAGATTGGTTGCATTTGATATTGCAATGAAAAAGTTAAATGCTAAAGTTTTTTATACCAGTTTATCAATTAGTAACAACCCGGAAATTTTACATAAATTTTTAAAAGAGTACATACAAAAACCTATAGAGTATCTGCAAAATAAAAATTTAAATAAACATTATCCTGCAGGGTTATCTAGTAAAGATGCAAAAGTACATTTTAATATTTTAGATTGTATGTCTAATTTAGAGTTTCGGTGCTTTCAACCAATGTCAGTAGTGTGTAAAAATTTAACAGAAAGTAAAGATGATGCACACCCAAATGTGGAAGGTCATAAGGTATTTGCAAGATATATAATTAATGAGCTAAGATCAAGAGAAATTTTATGAGCGATATAAAACAATATACAGAAGAAGTACAAGAATTATTTTTAAGGTTTTTATTAAGCGATAAAGACCTATTTGCTAGATGTCAAAGTATTGTTAAGCCATCATTTTTTAATTCAAAGTATAGAAATGCTGTAGAACTTTTTCAAAGCCACAGCGAAAAATATAACAGTATACCTACACCAGAACAAGTGAGTGCCGCGGCAGGAATAGAATTAGAGCCTATACCCAACGTAACAGTTGATCACCACAACTGGTTCTTAGCAGAGTTTGAAACATTTTGCAGACACAAAGCATTAGAGCAAGCAATTATTGAAAGTACGGACTTGTTAGAAAAACAAGACTATGGTACAGTAGAAAACAAGATCAAAGATGCAAGTCAAGTTGGACTTGTAAAGGACTTAGGCTTAGATTATTTTGAAAATCCCAAAGAACGACTACAATGGATAAAAGACCAAGCAGGAGCAATAAGCACCGGATGGAAAGCAATAGATCACAAACTTTACGGTGGACTGAACAGAGGCGAAATCACAATCTTCGCAGGTGGATCAGGCGCAGGTAAAAGTTTGTTTTTGCAAAACTTTGCTGTCAATTGGGTGTTAGCAGGACTTAATGTTGTTTATGTTAGTTTAGAACTTAGTGAACAACTTATCAGTATGCGTCTAGATGCAATGGTAAGTGGCTTTGGTACTAAAGAAATTATGAAAAACATGGAAGATGTTGACCTCAAAGTTCGAATGAAAGCAAAAGGTGCAGGTAAATTGCGTGTTAAGCAAATGCCTAATGGTATTAATGCGAATGACTTGCGTGTATTTTTACGAGAATATGAAATACAAAGCGGTGAAAAAGTTGATGCATTGTTAGTTGACTACTTAGATCTTATGATGCCAATCAGTACAAAAGTTAGTGGTAGCGATCTGTTTATCAAAGACAAATATGTTTCTGAAGAAATTCGTAATCTAGCAGTAGAAAGAGATTTACTTTGTGTAACTGCTTCGCAGTTAAACAGAGCGGCAGTAGAAGAAATTGAATTTGATCATCATCACATTGCAGGTGGTTTAAGTAAAATACAAACAGCAGATAATGTTGTAGGCATTTTTACCAGTAATGCTATGCGAGAAAAAGGCAGATATCAAATACAATTTATGAAAACACGTTCCAGTAGTGGTGTAGGAACAAAAGTAGACCTAAAATTTGATCCGGATACACTGCGTATTGTGGATTTAGAAGAAGGAGACGAAGACGCAATGACAATTACAACTGGCAGTCTTGTCGATCAATTAAAACGTACAGGCAGTATCAAAGCAGAACAACCAGAAGCTCAAGATACTATCTCTCAAGCAATGAACATGCGTGAGTTCTTGAAAAAGAACGACTTGTAATGATAAATAGTAGTAAACAACGGAGAGCTTGTGCGTAAAACAAGAAGTATATTAGAAGAACTCAATCAAATATCGATAGATAGAGATAGAGACCACTTAGTTGAGAATAGGGGCGACCATGTTATCAACAGTGCTATTCATTTGATCGAACGTATTGAGTCTGCTTACAACGAAGCAACGGCTAAAGATCTAACAAATAGGTTAGTAAACAGCATTAAAGCAAAAGACCCATCGAAGTTCTCCAGAGGCATTAAGAAAGTTATCAAGGAAGCCCAGAGAGAACAAGATGAAGATTAATGATGTTATTGTTGAACAAATAGCAGATAAGGCAACTGCAAAAGACAAAAACGGCAATGTGTATACATACACAGCCGCAACAAACAGTTGGACTAATAAAAATGGTCAAGTTGCTACCGGACTACTGGCACAACAACTAGCACAACAGCATGGTTATAATGTTGATGGATCTACTCCTAAGAAACCTGGCATAGTACAACGTACTAAAGATTATTTTAGTGGTAAAACACAAGGTATGGCTCAGGCTACCAGAGGCGATAAAGATGCTAGTATTGGTAAAAAAATTGCTGGTATTGCAGGCGCCGCACTAGGCGGTGCGTTAGCAGGAGGTAAACCACAAGTACAAGGTCCTCAACACTCCGAACTTCCAATAGAAATCAAAGCACAAGTAGATAATTTAACTAAACAAGAAAAAAATTATCTTATTGATAAATTAGGTCAAATTGACACCTCTAAACGAGGTGCAGATAATGTACAACTAGTTAGAGGAGGTGCTTAATTATGAAACTAAACGAACTTTTTAACGAAGCAGAACCCAAACAAGTTAAAGTACCATACGGCATAACAGTTGGAGCAAATCCTGCCAAAGATGGCCCTGTAGATCCTAGTAGAAAAAAAGGCACTAATGCAGGGTTATCAAAAAAACTTGGAAATGTAAATTATATTTGGATGGGGGCACAATGGATAGTTGACAATCCAGGTGCACCTAATAACGGACAGATAGCAGATCGTGGTGCTACAGCACAATTAGGCTTACCACATGTCGACGAACTTTTAATAGATATTAAAAATGCAAATGTTGCACACCTAGTAGCAGATTATGTTTTAGGCAGAGAACGAGCATTAGATACTTCAGACATGAGAAGCTCTGCTAGAGGCACTAGATACGATAATCAGCAAGGTAGAACACCAACAGATAAGAAAGCAGTATCTAATGTTGCAAAAACAGATTTAGGTTATTTACAAAAAGCAGTTATGGGAGGCGACGAGCAAGCCGCACAAAAATTTGTAGATGAGTTATCTAGAATGAAATCTCAAAATATAGATATTAGCACTTATGCCGCAACATTGCCTGCTATGTTAAAAAGAACTAAAATGGACAAACAAAGTCCTGCTTATCAACAACTTTTTAAAGTGGCAAGAAGTATGAGCAGAGAATCATTTGAACATGTGAATAGAGTATTAGAATATGCTGGTATTACTTGGGAACAACTAGGTTATAAAGTCCTTATTTCAGAATCACAATCAGATGTTGTTTTGATTCCTAAAAAAGATTTAGAGTTATTTGAATACAAAGTATTAGCAGGAGTTTAATGTGAAATTTTTAGAAATTTCTAAACCACTTATTACCCAACTACTTTCAGAAAGTGTATTATCGGAAGCCAAAGAAGGCAAAAACACTCACTTAGAACATTTAGAAGATAACATTTTTAACAAAGGCTATCCGGGAGCAAAAGAAGCAATAGACTATTTGTATAGTTTACATCAAATGCTAGAAGGTAACTCAAAAGCACCAGTTAGCATGACAACTAAATGGGACGGCAGACCTGCTATTATTGCGGGGCGTGATCCTCAATCCGGCAAATTTTTTGTTGGCACTAAAGGTGTGTTTGCAAAAAAACCTAAACTTAATTTTACTGAAAAAGACATTGACATCAATCATGCTGATCAAGGTGATAAAGATGCTAGTAGTTTAAGAAACAAATTAAAATTAGCTCTTAGAGCTCTTAGTAAATTAAATTGGAACACAGTTGCTCAAGGCGATTTGCTTTGGGCCAGCAAGGAAGATTTTAAAACTGCTAATATTTCAGGTGAAGAATATATAACATTTAATCCTAACACTATTATTTATGCTGTTCCTGCACAAAGTGATTTAGCGAAACAAATATTAAGTTCTGACTTAGGAATAGTGTTTCATACAGAATACACTGGCGGACAAACACTAGCAGATACCACAGCAAAGTTTGGATTCGATAGCAGTGTATTAGGGCAAGCAAAAGGTGTGTGGCATACAGATGCAACTATCAGAGATGTTAGTGGTACAGTAACACTAACAAAACAAGAAAGCAATGATGTACTACAATCAATTAAACAAGCAGATGCTTATTTAAAAAGCATTGACTCTAAAACTTTTAGTTGGTTAGAAAAAGGCAACGAATTAATTGGTAAAGAATTTTTACAACAACTCAAAGCACATGTAAATGCAAATATTAAAACAGTAGGCGAGTTTGAACAAAATCCTACTAAATTTGCACAAGGGTTTGTTCAAAAATATATCAATTATATGCAAAAAGAAATTGACAAAGTAAAAACACAAGCAACAAAAGATCGTAAAACAGAAGCAATGGTTCAAGGTGTAAAATTCATCAAAGAACACATTCCGAGTATTGTTGCTGTGTATGATTTATACTTAAAAATTATAGAATCTAAACTTGTTTTGCTGAGAAAATTAGGAGCATTACAAAAAATACCTACATTTGTAGTAGGCGACAACGGAGATTACGAAGTAACCGGCGAAGAAGGTTTTGTTGCTGTAGACAGAATGGGCAATGCTATTAAATTGGTCGATAGATTAGATTTTAGCAAGCATAATTTTGGCAAGGGCAACCCAGGAGCATAACATGGAACTGCAACTTATTAATCAAGACCTTTGCGAATCTAGATTATACAGAACTTCAGCACAATTTAGAAATATAAATGGCAGAGACATTGCAGATTTAGCATATCTCAATACTTTAGTTCTGTATTTAATGTTGCAAGATGATAAACAACACGATTATGCAAGTGCATACGCAAAGAGAACCATGGGATATGGCTCGTATACACTGTTTAGAACACATGCAACTGATCTTTATGTACTTTGTTATGCTATAAACAATCCTAGCAACAAACATTTAAGATATCAGAACCACGGCGCAAGCAAAAGATTTTTAGAATCATTAAATTTTAATACTCAACAGCATATACTTTGGATGAGAAAGTTAGCAAGTGCAAATGATGCAAAAAATGAAGCATTAACTTACTATATGCGGTTAGAACGACAACTAAAAATTAAAGATGGTAGATATTTACGTTGGAGAAGATACATTACTGATTGGGGCAACTTGCGATTTGCTAGCAAACAAACAGTAATTACAAAAATTGTTCAGGAAATTAGAAGAATTGCCAAAGGTAGCGAACTAATGAGTCCTTTAAACACCATGGTGAAGTATCGAGGACATGTTACAAAATCTGATTACAAAGAACCAAGAACAAGTTTCACAAAAAGAGCAGTAGGCACTGCGGCAGGCGCAGTTGCAGGTAGATATGCTGGTAAAAAGATTGCACAAAAAACCGGCGGAAATGTCAATAAATATAAAAAAGCAGGCACTGGCATTGGTGCAGTAGCAGGATATTGGGCCAGCGGCAGGAAAAAACAAGCATGAAAATTAACGAAATAATTTTAGTAGAAAGTGCAGACGAAGATCTTCGTCAAGAAGTTCTTGATACTATTGGCCATCCTAATCGCGATCCTTATTATAGATCAGTTGATGTAAATCTTGTAGTACAGCGAGCAAAGCCTTATTACAATAAAACTAAAGTTACAAAAGGAAGGGCAGTTCATCTTGCCATGCAAGAACTTTATCCTGAATTAGAAAATGGTCCTAAAGACAACAATAGCAGAAATACTAAACGTAACACAGGACAATCAGACGTAACAAAATTTAATAAAGGTGCTGACACTGTGATGGTTACACGTTCCGCTGGTTGGAATGATACTTCTCATGGCCATTTGAGAACTACTGATCCTGCAGACGACCCTATAGGTATTAAAACCGCTCTTAAAAAAGCAGGCGATGTTGCTAAAAGCACTATACCAGGTGCAAGTGAACTTAGTGGTTTTGCTGATAAGTTAAAAAGAGGGTTCAAAAAAGGGCAAAGTTCTAGTATGCCGAGTTTAAAAGGCAAATCTAATCGCACTAGATGATAAATAAATGTATAGAACGTATAAACGTTCGTAAATATTAGGAGAATAAAATGGCACAAGCAGATAGAAGAGCGGCGGCAGCAGGGGAGTTTATTGGTAAGGACGTATTCCTTAAGAGCTTCCAACAGCAATCAGGAAACATCAGTGCAACAGACTTAACAGCATTAGTTAGCTCAGTACAAAATTTAAACCTTTCAACATTAAAAATCGGTGAAGTTAGTGGCGACACAGTTAACATGATCGTTGAAGGTGCCGACAATTTAGCAAACGGTGACGTTTCAGGTTATGTAATCGGTGACGTAAGTTTCTAAGTTTAAAAAACTTTATAAAATACCCGCTTATGCGGGTATTTTTTTGACTAAAAAAGATAAATAATTGCATAGGACTTAAAAAAGTCCGAATACATTTAGGAGAAATATAATGGCACAAGCAAATCCAAACGCGGCAGTAAGAGCGGCAAACGGTTTCGTAGGTACAACTCACATCTTAGAAGTTGATGATGTATCAGTAGTAACAGTTGAAGCGGCATGTTTAGAAGCACAAAACGAAGGTTTTGTGGTTGTAGCAGTTGAAGGCTTAACATCAGGTTCGCACATTGCAGTACAAGGCGCGGCAGCAACACCTTCAATCACAGGTACTACATTAATCGCAACATTTACTGACTAATTCCTAACTACCTTAGGGACCGTGACAACAGTCACAAATTAAAAATCCTCACTACGGTGGGGATTTTTTTTGGCTCCGCAATTTAAAAACTTGATAAATAGTGTAATATACGGAGACACACATGAGTTTAATTAGAAGCGGAGCAATGGGTAGCTCAGAAGTTCTATCAAGTAATATAGAATTCTACACATTGTTTACTACTATTGATATTACTCGAACAGGTGACTTTAACGACAGTACACAAAAAGATTTTGAAAGTGTTGTACAAGTGATTGGTTTGAGAGCACAACCAGTAGTAATGAATAATCCTGTACGACTTAGTGGTGTAGGGGCAAATTTATTAGAAAATTATGGTGCTCAAACATTAACAGGTGCAGGATGGATATTTAAATTTGCATTTGAGCGGGAAGGTGCTCACAGTGTAGATTTATTAAAAGACGAATTAGACGGTATTGTTTTAAATGGCGGTACTGTAGATACTAAAAATTCGATAAACATGGAATTTAGTAAACAAGATTTATTATAAATTAGAGAAAAAACATGCCAAAAAAAACAGAACCAGAAAACAAACCAGAAATATATGCACAAAACGGTAATTTAGAAGCACACATAATTGCTGACATGTTGCGTATTGAAAGTATAACCAGTGAATTGAGAGAATTCAAAGAAGTCACTAGAGATAGATTAAACAAATTAGAAAACTGGATTGTTGCTATTGTTGGTGTTACTGTAACTACACTAATTGCAACAGTCGGCGGCTTAGTTTTCAGGGTGTTAAGCGGATCATGAGAATAGACGAATTTACAGAAGAGCCTATTGTTGAAGCAAGAATGGTTTGGCGTAGAATGGGCAACACCATTAAACGTGCTGTTAGATGTACGTCAGGAAGACGTGCAGGCAGAGTTGTATCTAATATTGGACAATGCTCAAAGCCTATTGATATGAAAAAGCGTATTACACTTAAAAGGACAAAGGCTAGAATGGGCAGTAGACTCGCTAGAAAATCTCAGAGAACTAGAAGAATGAATCCTGCCTCTAGAAGATTAAAAACTATGAATAGGCGCAGATAATGAAGTTTAAAGATATAAGAACATTTCAATCTATTTTGAAAGAATACGGCATGAAGCCTGGTGTAAGCACACCGGTAGGACAGCAGTCTATGGGCAGTGTTGCTAAATCAAATCAAAAATCTCCAAGTCAAGAAAAGCCTCAAAGCCCTACAATGGCAAAAAATGTAAGTCCTACTACTGCAAAAATTGCAAGGCAAGATCAATTGGAGCAAGAACCTATTATTTCTACAAAAGCAGGAGAGCAAGAAGTAGATTCTATTTTAAAAGACAAAGATGGAAAAGATATAGGAACAGTTGTAAGCAAAGTCGGCGACAAACCTAATCCAGAAGCAGTAGTAATTAAAGATCCCAAGAATCAATACAGAATTGTTGACCCTGACGAAGAAATGTTTGTACAAAATCCAGAATATGTAAACATGGAAGAGAGCAAACTAGGAGCAAAGTTAAATAAAGATAGAAAACTTTATAAACTTGGCAGAAAAATAAAGAAACTTTCACGTAAATTTAGATTAAGAGAACAAGGCGAAGAATTAATATTTGAAATCAATTTTAACAGTAAAGAAATTGCACAACAAGCATTAGATCTCCCCATCAAATGCGGTTTCGAAGCAGAAACTTCTTGGGACAGTGTATATGGCGACAGTGAAGACGATGACAGCGACTGGTTAGAAGATTACGGCTGGTACGATATTGAGGACATGGTCAGAGACCAAGAAGGCAGTAGATCAGCGAGTGCGATTGAAGAAAGTTACAGTGAATGGATATCTGAAAAAGCATACGATTATGAAGGCGAAATCATCGAAGACCTTGTTTCTGATCGTGAAGAGGATGAATACTATCTCAACAAGTATATAGAAGATGAACTATCTGAATCAGATATCGAAGAATACAAAGAAAGAATTTTAGACGACTTGCCAGAAGAAGACCAAGAAGAATACGAAGATTGGGATTTTATGAATTGGGGACGTCAGTATGTGGAAGAAGAATTATTAGACTCTTATAGAGATTGGTTAGAGGAAGATATCCGCGACAACGGCGAAGCAATAGATCAAGCAATTGATAATGCTCGAGATGATTACGATATAGACCGTTGGGCAGAGTATGAGTATGGTAGTTGGTACAGTTGTTTAAGTGAACATGAAATCTATTTGAGTAATCCGGATTACGGCGAAGGCGGCGGACAAGAAGAAGTAGCAGGTTATCTCAGAGATTGGGCAGAAGAAAATTCTAAAGCAACAAGTGTGCGGGCAGGAGACTACCATAGCGGCTATGGTGATACTGATCAGGACTACTGGCGTGTAGAGTCAGACAGCAGTATTCAAACTAGCGGTACTGGATCAGAAATTATTTCACCAGTGTACAGCACACCCAGAAAGATGCTGGAAGAAATGAAAAGTCTGTTTGCTTGGTTAGAAGAGCAAGATGTTGATACCAACAGTTCAACTGGTTTGCATGTGACTATGAGTTATGCTGGTACACAAGGCGAAGGTCCAGGCTTCAAAGGATTTACTAATGATCTTAAAATAAATCCAGTCAAGTTAGCAGTGCTGTTAGGTGACAAATATTTGCTCAGCACATTTGGCAGAGAAAACAACAGTTACGCCAAAAGCCAATATAAAAATTTAGAAAAGTTAGGCAACAAACTAAAAGCCAACCCTGATGCCAAAACCATTGAACAAATTGAAAATATTTTAAGTGATGGTATCAGCCAAGATAAATTTAGCAGTATTAATTTTAAAGATCAAAAAGATGGCGACACGGGCAATCAACTGATAGAATTTAGAATTGGCGGTGGTAGCGATTATCATAGAGATTATCCTAAAGTTGTAAAAGCAGTTATTCGTTATGCTACAACTATACAAGCGGCATACAGCAATAAATTATACAATCAGGATTATGCAAAAGCACTGTATAGATTGATCACCAATATAGGTAAAATCAGTGCAGACGCAGAAGAGCGAGTAAAAGACAGAATTAATCCAGATGTTGAAGCGCCAGCAATAGATGTGCTTAAAGATTATTTCAGCAAAGACAACTATGTAGAACATTTGAGATATCTTGCCTCGGCATACAACACACTTGCTGAATACAAGCAATTAAAAAATCAACAAAACGAAGATGTTGAAACAGATGGCCCACATGCTGATAGGCTACAAAATCTTTTAACAAGAGCTCAAACAAACTTTGCAGGTGCAGTTGCACAAGCAGGGTACGATTACAATCAAGGGCATAATCGTGCAACACCAAATGCAAAAAGTATCGGCGTATTGAGATCAGCACTCAAAGACTTTGAATTAGATTATGACAAGTTAAGTGAACTAATAAATGCTCATCAAAACCGCATAGACACAGGTGACCCTATAAGTAGTAATTTAACACCTAAAATAATATTGGGCAGAATTAAAAACGGTGTAGACAAACTGTTTAAAAAATCAGTTGTACAAGAACCAGAATACCTAAGTGCTAACCAAGTAGAAAAAATTACACAAGGCATGTGGAATGCTATTCAAAGTGATGACATAAAAGACAGCCACGAAGCAATAAAGTTTGCAAACCTGTTAGCAGGCGCCAGTGGTAGAGGTCCAGACTTTACAGCACGTTGGGTAGATGAAGTAAGACATCAAAGTGCTAACAGAGAATTCAAAGAGTTTCATTCCAAAGTTCAACGAGGCAGTTATGGAGAAGGTGCTTTGTTTAGTGCAGGTGAGCCTGTAGACTCTAAAAAATTAAAAGCATTGACAGACTACCTCAAACAATATCCAGAATGGAATCATCCTGTTGCCAAGGGCCATAATCCTAAAATCACAGGCGATGACAGTTATATAGACAATGCTCTCAGCAAAATGATAATCAAAATGCGTAGTCGTTGGGAACATTTGGAAGACATTCGCCAAGACAATCCAGGTTTGTATATTGACAGTATGAGAGAGATTGGTAAGTTACTCACTGATCTTGTTGATGCTGTTAAAACCGATGATGATGAGATGGGAGATAAGCACAAAGATCTCAGAGGCACTGCTCATGCTCATCATCGCGATAACTATCAGTATTTTGGAATGAGCGAACGCACCGCAGAAAAACTAATGGACATGGTTAAAGGCATTGAACAACCTAATACCATAATGGTGTGGGACGACCCTATAGCATATCAATTGCGTGACAGTATGCAGAATTATCTTCGTTCTTGTTATGACAGATACTACGAAATGAAATCTCGAGAAGGTGATGGTTTTTATCGTTTAGGTCCTATTCCAGAAATCATCAAGCAGAGAACAGATGCCATTAAAGAATTCTTAACAGGCTTTGATAAGGTAGCACAAAAATTAGGCTTTGACAGTCAAAGTAGCGAAATTGCCAACAAGAAACAGTTAGATCAAAAACAAGCAGACTTCAAGAAAAAGCATGGCCCAACCCATATTGCTAAGGTAGATGGCTTTGATTTTGGCGGCAATATTTTTGTTACCAAAGGAATGGCAGATAGATTAGATAACGTGGAAGACAGAGACCTAGCACGAGCACTTAGATTCACCAGCAGTATGCACAGGAGTGATTATGGTGATATGTTGGTAATACCAAATGCTCATTACTTTACTGCACTTGATGCTCAAAAAGTTTTAGATAACAGTAGATATAAAGGCACATGGCGCGAAACTATAGCAGAATTTTTGTTGAAAAAATTTAAAACTTTGTACGGTTATGAATTTAAAGACATTGACAATTACTATGTAGATATCAACGATCGTAACATCAAACAAAAATTAAAAAGGAGAAATGTAGAGTTCACAGACAAGTTAGGTGATGGCAGAATAGGCATGGGACAGTTTGCACCATTATTACCCCAAGAACATCTGGAAGGGCCACACGGTGAGCCATTCTCACTAAGTGCCGCAACAGCATGGAGAGTGAACAATCCAGAACTGGCTAAAAAAGCAGATGCTGAAGAAAAGAAAAGACTTAACAGCATAGATGTTCAAATACCAATACAGGCAGGTGTCAATGGTAAGGAAGGGTGGTCTTCCAGCAGTATTGCAGATGCAACAAACTGGGTAAGTTTAGCAAAGTATTTGAAAATAGAAACCGGTGTAAACGACCAAGGAGCGAATCTACTTAAGAAAGTTTATAACCAATATGACAATGACCACAACTGGCGTCCAGAACCAGATCCAGATGCATGTTGTATGCCAAGGTATGTTTCTGCTGTAAAAGCCGCTAAAGAATACATAGAAAAGAATTATGAATTCAGCGGCGGAAACTATTTTAAAAAGAATGCTGATGGAAGTATAGGTGACGAAAATACACCAGCCCATCTACAAGGACTTAACGATTTCGGCAAAGCCAGAGTAAACTTCAGAGAGTTTGATTACATGATGAATAACGGCATAAATCAGTATGTCAAAGACAGCGAAAAACAAGAGCTAGTTGCATTCTTAAACGATTACAGTCAAGTGGACACAGCAACTAAAAAGGCTATGCTAAAACTCATGATAGACAATGTTGATCAGCATTTAAGAGAACCAATGGGAATCAGTCAAGCACTTGTGAGAGCAAGACCTCAGAGAGAAAGTACGAATACATTTGATAAATTTGATAGACTACCACTTGAAGAGCAGTTGCGTATAATTGCCAAAGTGGACAAAAAGAAAATTGACGAAGCATGGAGTAAAAAGTACAAGAGCAGTATCAACTGTTCAAATCCAAAAGGCTTCAGCCAAAAAGCTCATTGTGCTGGTAAGAAGAAAAAATTGTCTGAACGCCCACTAACGAAAGACGAAAAATCAGACAAAGAAAAATACGTCAAAGGCATGAAGAAAAACTCTAAAGACTTTAAGAAGCGTTACGGTAAAGATGCTAAGGCAGTTATGTATGCCACAGCAACCAAAATGGCTAAAGAAAGTATCACAGAAGATGGTGTACCAAACAACGACAGAGTTAGCCTTCTAAATACTTTATTAGCAGACCATTTACCAGCAAGCGATTTACAAAAACAATTTCATGCATATTGGGCTATACCAGTTCCTGCAATGTTAGATGCATTCAGAGACGCTAGAGCACAAGGCGGAGACGACACATGTTTACGTCCTATTTTAAGAGCATTTGCAGAACGACATTTGAATGCTAATGAATTGAAAAAAATAAATTTAAATGAGAAGTAAAAGTGCGATTTAAAGAACTTTTTGAAGAATATAAAAGACCTCAATCAGATAAACATTTTGATCGCAACCAATTGCCTCAAATTCGTAGAAATCATATTGAAGATTCGCCGTTTGATTTTAAAGAAGGCACTATTAGTTTAGATAAAATCAAACCAGTGCAAAGCCAGCGTGTACAAGGACTCAGCAAAAAATCCCATGATGTATTTAAAAACAAAGAAGATAGACCTCTTATTATAGACAAAAATAATTATTTAATTAACGGACACCATCGATATGATGCGGCACACGAATTAGGAATTACAAAAGTTAAAGTGATAAAAATTAATGCTGACATAGAAGATGTAATGAAGCATTTTAGTCATACTGCAAGTGACAAAGAAGTTATGGCCGCAAAACTACAAGACAAAATCAAGCAGAGATTAGACGCTGAATCCGGTGCTGGTGGCGGTGCTGGAGCAGGTGGCTCTGGTGCAAGTGCTGGTGGAGGTTCTGGTACAAGTGCTGGTGGCGATGGCGGTTCAACAGGTTCAAGCGGAGACGGGGGGTCTGCAGACAGTGGCGACACTGGTTCCTCCGACTCTGCTCCTACAAGTGATGCACCGGTAAGTCGAGGTTTTTCTGGTATTGGCACATACATGCCTGGTGCAAAAAGAAAGAAAAAGAAAAAGAAAAATTATGGTTTTGGTAAGGGAATTTATGAAACTATCGAAGCAATGCAAGACCTTGATTCATTACTTCTAGGTATAGACTCAGACTTAAAGCAGAGAGAAAAAGATTTAAAAAAATTACCTAAAAAAAGCATATATGACGAAAACTTTGCTGACGGCAAAGTTAAAGGCAAGAGTAGACCGGGTAGAGTAAAAAAGGCTGGTGCTAGTTGCAAAGGTTCGGTAAGTAGTTTAAGAGCAAAGGCCAAGAAGTATTCAGGTGAACGTGGTAAAATGTATCACTGGTGTGCGAATATGAAAGCAGGAAGGAATAAATAGTAATATGCGTATAAATGATATTATAAATGAAATGACATCTGCAGGAGCCATTGCTACAGTCGCGGCTCCGATGACTAAAAAGCCTATCAAAAGACCAGGTGTAGGTGCTAAAAAGAAAGATGCAAAAATTAATGTTGGCAAAGGCATATACGAAGGTGAAGAAAGAAGTATTATCGCTAGTGCCGCAGTAGATCATTTAGTAGATGTGTTCAGTGCAAATACAGATTTAATGGATAGAGAAGCATTAGAACAATCAATCTATACAGAATTATCAAACATAAATGTAGAAGATATCGTAGACCCAGATATGGAACATAGCGGACAACGTATGGGCGACTTTGCTAGTGGTAGAGTTATAGATGTTGTTGATGGCGGTAGTATCATCGATGATGTTATATCTAGATTAGATATTGATGAAGGTAAAAGCCCACACAAGAAAGGCACTAAAAAATACAAAGCTCATATGGCCGCAATGCATACTGGTGGTTAATATGAGAGCAGTTAAAGGAAAAAACAATCAATTAAGTCTGATCAGCAGACCAGAAGCACAAATTTTTTCTACTATAGAAGCCGCAGGATTTGTTCCTTGCACATCTTTAAGCGAAAGAGATTTATATATTGCCGAAGAATTATATCAAAAAAATCTCCTTAAAAAAGTTCGCAAAGACAACTGTGTAGGTTATAAAACCTATTCAGTAGTAATTTAACTCTGTTAAATTATAAATAGTTATATGAACATTCCAAATAGCAAAAAACACGGACTTGTCAAAGGATTAGAGAAAATTTCTTCTAATGTAAGCAAACGTCCAGTTTATGTTGTACAGAAACAAGGAAGTTCCTATGCACTAGTCCATTACTTTTCAAAAAAAGTTTTAGTCAATGACATTCCTTTTGCAAATACAGCAAAAAGTTTTGCTAATAAAATTCATAAAAGCAAAACAATTGACCCGCTTGTTGTTAGAAAATTTAAGTCAAAAATAGAATATTTTTATAAACATTATAATGATGCAATGTTTTATAGGCATACAATGGCAACAACAAAAGATAGTTTTAAGTTTTTTGCCACCGAAGCAAGACTTAAAGAAACTATAGCATACCTCAAAGAAGCAAAACAGCGACTGATAAATTTTTAAAACTTTCATCTAGATGATAAATAAGAGTATAGACAATTTAATATTGGGAAGAATATCATGTTTTTAAAAGAATTTAATCAAAACGGCAGAGAAAAGATAGCCAAAGTAAATAAATTCCTCAAAGAAGAATTTAATATGGCTGTTCTAATGGGCTTTCCGGCGAGAGATAAATTAGTTAGAGTTAAAGAAAAAGCAGACATGGCTCTAGTTAAAATTAAAGGCTATGGAAAGCAGTTTCATTTACAACCCGAATATGCAAAATATTTAGGCATCAGAGATGTAGCAACTACTATGCTTAACGAAGGCATGTACGCAGAATCACCTGCATACATGGAAATGAAAGATGCACTTATGGCAAGTGTTCAGCAACTTATGGATAGTGGTTACACAGTTGATGAAGCAAGTAAAGAGTGTATGAATAGATACAGAATGGATAATAGATTTGCCTATGATGATGAACATGTTCTTCCTATAGTTCTTAAAGCGGCAAAAGATTATTTTGAATCAAATTGCAGTTCTAATGAATCCCTAGAAGAAATTGTCGAAGAACCACAAACAGATTTGAATGAGTTTTTATTGAGAGAACTTGCAAAAGAGTGCGGTGTCGAATTATCTGACTCAGCAAGTTTAGAAGCAATTGAAGAAAAATTAGGTATGTTTGCACAAGTATCCGGTAAGAGCAGAGACGCCGTTGTAGGTTTCCTTAACGGTTTAGAAGAAGATGCAGTTGCAAACGGTATCAAGTTTTTTGGTGCTAAAATCAAAGAAGCAAACAAATTTGTTGATGCAAGAAGAAAAGCAATCGCCGCAGATGAAGATGAGTTTGAAGTAGACGGCAAGACGTACAAAGTCACTGGCGATACAGAAGATGAAAAGAAAAACGAAAGTATGTTCGATGACATCATCGACAACATGTTGGCTGAAGAACTCGAAGGCACTTCTGTAGAAGAAGCAGAAGTTGTAATGGCTGTTAGGGCATTAGCAGACGATATTCAAGACCAAGTTGAAAGATTAGGTAGAATGGTTAACGAAGATATTCCTGCTATTGCAGACCAAATGATTCACGAGTTTGGCGCACAAAGGGCTCAACAGTTTAAAGATTCAGCAGACCAAGTTTTACAAGCGGCACTCGAAGGTGCTAAAGCAGGTAAAGAAGGCATTAATACATTAGTTGGCGAAATTACAGGCGAACCTGTAGCAGGTGCTGAAATGGGTTTAGGCGACACTGGCGAATTAGCAGAACCTAGTCCAGCAGATACAGTTATAGATGATATGCCCGAGGTTGATCCTGCTATGGATGTTAACGAACCTGCTGCCGCCGGTCCAGAGGAAGAGCCAATGGGTAGAGCACCAGTAGAGGTGTAAACATGCTCATTAGCGAAATCGTTGTTAAGGAAAGTTACTTTAGCGACTTAATTGTTGCGGTACAAGATCTTTTGGTACAAATTGCGGCAACAGATGTAAAAGAAATTCCCACAGAAACATTTAGACAAGCACTAGCAAACGAAGGATTTATTACTACTACAGCAGAAGTAATACAAGCAGTTGATCAAAGTGGTTTTGCTAGTAGTGTTGACAAAGAAAAAATTGTACCGATGGACGAGTTACCTGCAACAGTAGATACTGATGCAGAACCAAGTGTTGATGTAGGTGCAATGGCTGGAAATCAAGCAATGAGCGATATTAATTCGGAGTTACCACAATAATGCCAGGTATATTCATAAACGCAACAACAGCAAGAAAGGATAGCAGAAATAATACTGTTATACACAATGAAATTACAGCAATTGAAAGTGCTGTTTTTGTAAATGTTGATGCTGGTATACTTTATGCAAATGTTAATAATACTGCAATGACAAACAGTAATGTATACTATAATGTTTGGAACGGCATTACATCAGATCCTACCAAAATAGATCAATTAAATTATGTCAAAAAATACTTCACAGATTTAGGTTACGGGGTAAGTATAGTTAGCGACCCGGGTCAGACTAACCACTTACAATGGAACATTAGTTGGTAACAACTATGAAGTATATTTTACATGTTAAAATCTAAATACGAATACCCCAAGCTCAAAAGAATTCAAACAAAACAAGGCAGACAATACACAGACGATACTGGCGATCCTGTGCCTAGTGTAACAACTATCTTAAGTGATACTGGTGATAAAACAGCATTAATTGCTTGGCGTAAACGTGTAGGCGAGCAAGAAGCAAATAGAATTAGTCAAGAAAGTGCAGGACTAGGTACAAAAGTACACAATGCATTAGAAAAACATATACTAGGTGAGGATGTTTCATTTGGAAACAATCATATTAGTATAATGGCAGAAAGCATGACTAATCAAATGCTAAACAACGGTCTTAATAAAGTCGATGAACTTTACGGTGTAGAAGTTGGTTTAATTGCACAAGGCTTATACGCAGGAACATCGGATGCTATAGGTATGTATGAAGGCGAAGAAGCAATTATCGATTTCAAAACTGCTAAAAAAATTAAAAAACGTGAATGGATTGAAGATTATTTTCTACAAGGTTGTGCGTATGCACTAGCACATAACGAAATGTTTGAAAGTAATATTAAGAAAGTTGTAATACTAATGGTAGATAGAGAATCAAACTTTGCTGAGTTTATTATAGAAGGCGAAGAGTTTGATAGATATTGTGATAAATGGGCAAATAGGTTAGCAGATTATTACGCAAAGAGATAGTAATGAAAAAATTACTTTCATTGTGTACACCATTATTCGAAACTGCTAATTTTCACAAACTTGTAAGATCTAAAAATGAATATCTAGATGATGTTTATAAAACTTACATAGATAATACAGATCCTTTATACAATAAAATACTATCGTTAGTAGAAAAAACCAATAGATGACATACCCTCTGATCATCAACCAGTAATAAAACTTTTAAAATATAATGTAGGTTCAGTAGCAAACTTACATTTAGATGCTTGCAATTACGGTACTAGTATTATATTAATAGAATCATCTAAGGATTTACAGGGAGGAGAAACTTGCATACGAACAAATAAATTCGAAATTGTAACTATGCAACCAGGAGATCATATATTTCATCCTAAAGGTAGGCTCCATGGAGTAACAAAAATCACCAAAGGTTACAGGAAAGTGTTAGTGCTGGTATGGTAAGATAGATAAAAGTGATAAATACTACTAAGTTAGGAGACTATGTAGTGGCAACTGAAAATAAAAAAATCATAACACGAATACAAAATAGAAGGGGTTTAAAACAAGATCTCCCTAAGCCTTTACGTCCAGGTGAAATTGGATTTGCAACAGACACTAGACAAATTTATATTGGTGCAGATACATCAGTTGTAAGCGATTCTTACAATAAAGTTGCAAAATTTGAATCGGGGCTATCAATTAGTGCTGAAAGTGTTACTAGATCTCTGTCTAATGTGCAGATGGTTCAATTTCGTGTCCCACACAAAAGATTTCCGAGAAATACATTTGACGGTACTGTAGACAGTGTAACTTGGACACCTACAAGTAATGCAATACAAGGCGACAGTTCAATTGGCCCTGTGTTTGCTACAGGTGAAACAGTTTTTACAGATATTAGCACAAACGTTGCATTCGGTAACGAAAGTATGCGTGTTGTTAAAAACGGCACTGTTATAAGTGCCGATACAACAGGTAATGGATCTCACAATAATATTTCAAGCGGTGCAGATTATTTCTTTAGTGCCGCAGGAACAACAAATTCCGATGTTCATAAATTATCTTTTAGAACCAGACCAACAAATAAAGATGAGATTGGTATTACATATTATAGTAACGCTGATGTATGGAGTGCTATAGATAGTAACCTTAATGATATTAATCCTTCACCTTCACAACCAACCGGTGTCCCACCATTTCATGTCAGATTAGACAGCGAATGGAATACCAGTGATGGAACTACATCTAGATTACAACATAGATTTTTAGATCAAAAAAATGTTGTCCTATCATCTAGTACCGGAGTAGGCTTTATTGGACTTAGTCCAAAGCATATCATTGTGGCTACTGAAGTACTGAATACACCAGCAGAAGTAATGCAATGGGATCAAGTAAATGTTCCTCTGGGCACACTTTATTTAAGTAGAAATAGAACTATTAGTAGTTCGTCTCCTATGACTGCAAATGCTTCTAGTGGATACTACGATATATCATTAAATGCAATCGATGAATCTAATTTTAGCTCTTCAGGAGGATTTTTAAACTCTAATCTAGAGAGCACAACTGGGTGGTTGGACGGTAAGGTTTTACCATATACAAAAACTGGTAATGTTTTAACTGTAAACACAAACGGTAATGTTGGATTTATAGGTAGACGTGTATCGTCAACTGATACTACCGGTTTATTTGTAAATACATCAAGCGGAATAACAACATCGGATACTGTTTATATTTACGATCCTAATGGTGCCACAGGACAACATACAAATACATTAACTATTAGTTCAGTTGAAGGTGACAAAATCCTTGTCGGAACTACACTAACAGCAAATTCCAGCATCAACACTGATGTTTTTGTGATCGTTTATAAAGGTGGAAGTTCTGCAAATATTTTAATCGATGAAACTAGTCACGGTTATAATGGATCAGATGTTACATTGTCCGGGCCAAACCAATTACAAGGCACATTTGCAACACATAAAATTACTGAAAATGCTTTTAGTTGTAATGTAATATCATCTGGTGTAACAGTTACATCTCCAGGAAATGTAACATTAACGCCCAATGTATCGGCGGCTAATGTGTATGTTACGCCTGTTGATAGTTTAGATGTTAGTGGTAATGTGTCTCTAGATACAGTAGTTACACATTTCAATGAGAATGTTAATAGATTTAAAATGAATTATGTTCCAGGCACAACTAACAAAATTTATATCACAGAAACAGAAAGCGAAAGTAAATTATCATCTGGTTTTAGAGTATATGATGATGCTAATCTAACTTTTTCTAACTACTTAAAAGTTATTCCAGAAAATTATACCAGAGATAATAGTACAATTAAATCAAAGTTAGAAAATTGGCTCATTGATGTACAAAATGCAAACACTAATTTGTTCACAGAACTTGCTGTAAATGAATTCTATAACGACACTGCTAGGACATCGCCTAAATATAAGTCAGGCGGTTGGCAATTTAGCGGCATAGATAGTACCCTAAAAGAAGTATCGTTTGACAGTAGTGAAGAAGCAAGAAACTTTACCAAAGTTTTGAATAATATATATTTTGATAGCGAAAGCCCAGAAGTTAAAGGTTTACTTAATGTAAAAACAAACATTGAAATATTAACATTAGAAACACAAGAAGCAGGTACTGCTGATACAATTTACAGTTCGCCAGAGGCATTTACAATTTTACCAGGCGGACCGTATCCGGGTACAGTTTCTAATTTAACATTTGATGTAACAAGATACGATACAATTTTTATAGAGTATGCACTTATCGATGCTGACTCAGATGCAGATCCAAACACCACTTACAAAAGAATTGGTTCTTTGCTGGCATCTGCAGATATTAGAAACAACGGAGTACTGGTTAACGATACCTATACAGATTTTACTTCTAATACAGCAGGCAATGTTAACATAACTGGATCTGTTATACCCGACGGCTCAGGCAATTACCAACTACAATTACAATTCAGAAATACATTAGTTCCTAGTACTGAATTGCAAATGACTTATATTAAACGTAGTTGGGATTCCGCTGGCTAATGTTTTTTGATTTTCAATCCTCAGAAGAAAGATTAAAAATTTGGCGGGAGTTACGCCATCGCGAATTCGAATCTGTAAATGATTTACACAAAGAATTTAGCACTATCAAAGTATTGCAACGTTACTTAGATTACTATACTCCTAGTAGTTGGCCTAATCCATTTGAAATAGTAAGCGAAGGATATTTTTGTAAGTCCGGAATCACATTAGTTTTAACTGCAACATTAATTAATAAAGGTTTCATTACTAGCGAAAATTTAACGTTCTTAGTGATAAGTAATACACTAGATGGGTCCGATGGACTAGTGTTATTAGACAACGGACTGGTTTATAATTTTTCTGATACAGTAGTAACAGAACAATTTGCAATAGACAATTCAGTTGTTTTTACCAAGCACGTTGTACCAAAAAATCAAATCTGTTCTTGACTTTAATACTGTTTTATACTATAATAAAATCTAGGTAAATATTACTACAATCAACATTTGAGGACACACATGCAGGTTACAAAAAGAGACGGCAGACAAGAAGATATTAACATTGATAAGTTGCATAAAGTCGTCATGTATGCTTGTGAAAACATCACTGGCGTAAGTGCTAGTGAAGTAGAAATTCACAGTCAAATTCAATTTTCAAACGGCATATCCACATGTGATATACAAGAAACACTTATTAAGAGTGCCGCTGATTTAATCACAGAAGAAACTCCAAATTATCAGTTTGTTGCTGGTAGATTGATTAACTATCATTTGCGTAAGATGGTGTACAATCAATTTGAGCCTCCATGTCTTTGTGACATAATCAAAGTTAATGTCGACAAAGGTTTTTATGATCCTGAGTTCTTAGAATTATATAGTAAGGAACAAATTAACCAGTTACAAGAATTTATCGATCATAGCAGAGATGAATATTTGACTTATGCGGCTATGGAGCAAATGCGTGGGAAATATCTTGTGCAAAATAGAGCAACAGGAGAAATATTCGAAACACCGCAAGTTGCATATATGATGATTGCGGCAACACTATTTGGCAAGTATCCTGCAGAAACAAGAATGAAGTATGTTAAAGCATACTATGATGCAATCAGTACATTTAAAATCAGTTTGCCTACTCCTGTAATGGCAGGTGTGCGTACACCACAACGACAGTTTAGTAGTTGTGTACTAATTGAAACTGGCGATAGTTTAGACAGCATAAATGCAACGTCGAGTGCAGTTGTAAAATATGTAAGTCAGAAAGCAGGCATTGGCATCGGTGCAGGCAGTATTAGAGCGATTGGCTCACCTATTAGGAATGGAGATGCAACTCACACAGGGGTTATTCCCTTCTATAAATTATTTCAAAGTGCCGTAAAGAGTTGCAGTCAAGGTGGTGTAAGAGGCGGAGCGGCTACACTGTACTATCCTATCTGGCATTTAGAAATCGAAGACATGCTGGTACTAAAGAACAACAAAGGTACAGAAGATAATCGTGTCAGACACATGGACTATGGTGTACAATTTAACAAACTGATGTATGAAAGATTAATACAAGGAGGAAATATTACTTTATTTTCTCCAAATGATGTTCCTGGTTTATACGAATCATTTTTTAATAACCAGGAAAAGTTTAAAGAATTATACGAAGCGGCAGAACGTAAAACCAGTATTAGGAAGAAGTCTATTCCTGCTATTGAATTGTTTTCTGCGTTTGTACAAGAACGTAAAGACACAGGTAGAATTTATTTAATGAATGTTGACCATGCTAACACACATGGTGCATTCATCGAAGAAGTAGCACCAATTAGACAAAGTAATTTGTGCTGTGAGATCGACTTACCAACTAAACCTTTGACAAATGTTGATGACCTTGAGGGCGAAATAAGCCTATGTACCTTAAGTGCAATCAATTGGGGTGTAATCAAAAATCCTGCAGAGTTTGAAAATGTTTGTGACTTAGCAGTAAGGGCACTAGATGAACTATTAGATTATCAAAGTTACCCTGTTTTAGCGGCAGAACTCAGCACAATGAATAGGCGTCCGTTGGGCATCGGTATCATTAACTTTGCATTTTGGTTAGCAAAAAATGATACTAATTATCAAGATCCTAATTTAGAATTGGTTGACGAGTGGGCAGAAGCGTGGAGTTACTACTTGATTAAAGCATCGGCTGACTTAGCAATTGAAAAGGGTGCTATACCAAAAGTTATGGAAACCAAGTATGGCCGCGGCATTACTCCTAACCAAACATACAAAAAAGATGTTGATGAACTAGTCAAGCATAAAGAACGTATGGATTGGAAGGAACTGCGTAAACAATTAAAAGAAACAGGTATTAGAAACAGCACACTGATGGCACTTATGCCAGCAGAAACTTCTGCACAAATTTCAAATAGTACTAATGGTATTGAGCCACCACGCAGTTATGTGAGTATCAAGCAAAGCAAGCATGGTGTGCTCAAGCAGGTTGTACCGCAGTATGCTAAACTCAAAAACAAGTATGACTTGCTGTGGGATCAAAAGTTGCCAGAAGGCTACTTAAAAATTTGTGCTGTATTACAAAAGTACATTGATCAAGGCATTTCAGTAAATACATCTTACAATCCTGAGCATTTCGAAGATGAAAAAGTACCGATGAGTATACTTTTACAACATCTGATCATGTTTTATAAATATGGTGGCAAGCAACTATACTACAACAATACTTTTGATGGTCAGGGAGAAATAGACATTAACAAAGACCAACCAGTTGAAGTAACAACAGAATTTGTTGAAGACGACGAAGAATGCGAGAGCTGTAAGATTTGAAGAAGAAAATGAGTGTATTAGATATCAAAAATAAATCCGATCATACAAAAGCAAAGATGTTTTTGGATAATAATGGCGGCATGGGAATGCAAAGATTTGATACTCTAAAGTATAAACAATTTGATAAAATAACTGACAAGCAGTTAGGGTTCTTTTGGCGTCCAGAAGAAGTAGATATTTTAAGAGATGCAAAAGACTTTAAAGATCTATCTGCTCACGAGCAACATATTTTCACTAGTAATTTAAAAAGGCAAATATTGCTAGATAGTGTTCAAGGAAGATCGCCTAATTTGGCTTTCCTGCCTATTGTTAGTATTCCAGAATTAGAAACATGGATTGAAACTTGGGCATTTAGTGAAACAATTCACAGCAGAAGTTATACACACATTATTAGAAATGTGTATGCAAATCCTAGTAAAGTATTCGATGAAATGCTAGATATCAAAGAAATTGTAGACTGTGCTGACAGCATTACAGAAAATTACGATAAATTAATCGAATACAATCAAGTTAGAGAGCGAGGATTAGCCAGTTACGACCTATACGAACACAAAAAGAGACTATGGAAATGCATAATGAGTGTAAACATACTCGAAGGTGTGCGTTTCTATGTAAGTTTTGCATGTAGTTGGGCATTTGCAGAGCTCAAAAGAATGGAAGGTAATGCAAAAATTATCAAACTAATTGCACGTGATGAAAATGTACATTTAGCAAGTACACAACAAATGCTAAAATTTTTACCCCAAGAAGACAAAGACTTTGCTAAAATTAAAGAAGAAACAGCAGAGGAATGTAAGCAAATGTTTATAGATGCTGTTGAACAAGAAAAAGCATGGGCCGACTATTTGTTTAAAGACGGTAGTATTATTGGATTAAATGCAGACTTACTCAAGCAATATGTAGAGTTTATTGCGGCCAAAAGAATGCATGCTGTGGGCGTAGAAAAGGTATATAATATGGGTACGAATCCTTTACCGTGGACACAAAAATGGATCGGTGGAGGAGAAGTACAAGTAGCACCACAAGAAACAGAAATTAGTTCTTATGTAATTGGTGGTACAAAACAAGATGTAACAAACGACACATTTAAAGGCCTAAGCCTTTAGGAGACACAATGTATAATACAGAAAATTTAATCGGTGACGTAGTCACTATCAAAGTATCCAGCGGCATCGAAATCTTAGCAACATTAATAGGTGTTGATGAAGAGTTTAGATACTTAACTGTTACGCATCCAAGAAACCTAGTTATAAACAGCGAATCAGGCGAACTTGCACTAGTGCCATATGTTTTTACTAGTTCTGCAGATGAAATTGTAATGAACACTGGCGAAATATTATCAGTATCACGAACTGCAGAAGAAAGCAAAGAGGACTATCTCAATTTAGTAGAAAAAGATGGCGATGCCGACGAAGTAATTGTATCTGAACATGTAGTAGAAGAAAAGCCAGATAAATAATTATATGCCAGGAATAGCAAGAAAAGGATCAGATAATGCTAGGGGTACAATTACGGGACCTAGCTCTTCTACTGTCTATGCAGATGGAAAGCCAGTTGCCTTGCTAGGCGACATAGTTGCTGGACACGGCAAAGCACCGCACAGTAACCCAAAATTAGTAAGTAACGGTGCTCAAAAAGTATTAGTAGACGGTAAAATTCCTGCTAAAAAAGGTACACAAGCATCTTGCGGACATTCTGTAACTCCTGGATCTAGCACAGTTATAGTGCCATAATGTCAACTTTAATATCAGTAAAAGGGCCACATGCTAGAGGCCTTGACAATAACATTAGAATACAATGGAACATGGGTAATTCGTGCAATTACGAATGTAATTACTGCCCTACTGTATTACACGACGGTTCTAAACCATGGTTAAATACACAGGTATACATTGACACCATCGAAAAGATATCAACGCACTACAACGCATTACAACAACGCACAGACTATGAATTAATAGGGGGAGAAGTCACTGTAATACCTGGATTTGAAGATATTATACGCAAAATAAGCGAGTATAATGCAACTAGCACAGTGTATACTAATGCAAGTAGAACCATTAATTGGTGGTCTAAAACCAAGCATTATATGGATAATGTAATACTCACTTTTCACCCTGAATCTCAAGATAAAGAACATTTCGAACAAGTAATCAATGATATAAAAGATCATGTTTATCTAAGCATTAATATTGCAGGAATTGGAGGCCAGGTAGATGAACTAGGCGAATGGGTAGAGCAACTTCGAGAACATTTTAAAGACTGTGATAAAAATAGATATTACAACATCAGTATATGTGTTAAAACCATGTATAAGAAGTTCTTAGGGCGTCATAGTAAGCAGGAAACGTTTTACGATTATTCTGATAGCGAGTTAGAAGTACTAAGTAGACCAGGTATAAAACCTCGGCCTATGCCGCAGAAAACTGTAGAAGAAAAGGAAGAATTGCCGCAAGAAAATGTGGAGCCAGTAATCGATACCAGCAACATGACTGAATTTGTATATGATAACGGTAAAACAATTTATGTTCAAAACCATCAAATTATAAACGAAGGCCTAAACGCATTTAAAGGTATGAAATGCCACATAGGATATGAATCTCTTAATATAGATGCAACCGGTGATATTTACAGCAGTTGGTGTGGTGCAAAAAACTTTGGAAATATTACTCAAATAAACAGTTGGGAACTACCGAAAGGTTATACTGTTTGTCCGTTTGAGTATTGCAATAATATATCAGATATTGCTATTAGCAAAACGGTGTAATTTGATTAAATTTTTGATGATGTAAACTGTAGTCGTCTAAATTTTTCTTTTTAAATTTGTTTAAAACCCCACAAATTTTTAAATTGTAGTCACTGTCTAGATCAATATTTTTGCCATCCCAATCAGAACACAAAGCATTGGCAAATATACTTGCACGTTCTAGATTTTTAATTACATGCCCACTTAAACTTACAATGACATCTTCATTTGCAGGAAGCCAGTCATCTGCGTAATGTGTATGCGGAATATAAGGATTATTTAAAATAGACTCTCCGCTCATTGGTTTAACAAACATTTTAAGTCGGTGCCATGCTTTGGTGCTTTTGATCAATGTCCTGGGTTCGTTAGAATCAATTGAATGCACATCGTACAACCAATTGGAATGTTCATCGATGATACTTGTGCAGAATCCGCTGAGATCATATCCTTTTTGTTCTAAGTAGATCCATTGATTATCTTCGCAAATTTGTTTTATTTTATCGTTATTATTATGTTTAAATATTGTGTTTTCGACCATAACGTTTTTATATTTTTTACAAACATCTAATATGTGATCTACATCAGCATGAAGAAATACTTTATCTGATATTTTTAAAAACAGCATAAAGTTGTATTCAGAAATCTTTTCTATATACTTTTCTATATTACTGCCATATGTAATAATAGTACAATATTTTTGTTTTGTATGACAATAGTCCAATAAATCATATATATGACTGTAAGATAACGAATCACCATAAGTACAATTAAGAGTAATATTGTTAACATTTTTTTGATCTATTATATGTTTTACTATATCAAAATCTAACTCTAAATTTAAATTTCTTGCACCAAATCGGTGATGTATCCACTGCCCCTTTGCAGAAAGCGGATTAAAAACTGAAGTATTAGTTGTGAGATCTAAATGTATATTCATAAAAAAAGCACTAAAATTATTTAGTGCTTTTTTATCTAAAACGTAAATGTTTTGGTTACGGCTTCTGTGCGTTTGTATTAGTTGGTGCTACAGCATACGAAATAACTGCATCGTATGAGTTTGAACTTGTATCAAAATAGTACTCGTCTGCACCATCTAGTTCACTAGCATCACTAGTGAAAACACCTACTTGGTACTCTTCGATGTAAGTACCACCATTAATATCACCTCTTATTGCAAAATTATATAACCCCGGAGCAATGTTTGCTGGAGCAAGCTCTACATTTGAAGTATCGATTGTTAATACACCAGAGGCTGTATCAAGTGACATCCATGGGCTTAATGGACTAAAGTCTAACACAGCAACATTTGCTACATCTGCATGTAATCCTAAATCAACAGTTGTGCTATTACCATATGGAACTGTTGCAACAATACCAGATGGTCTGCTTGCTAATGATACATCACTCGCATGCGGAACGTAAGCAATTGAATAACTTACATTAGCAAAGTCGACAATTTTACCAGCCACATAATCACCATTGGCATTGATGTTATTATATGATAATCTAGTATTGCCGCCTACTAGTCCTTTTGCAGATTGAGAGCCCTCCATAACTAAAATACTTCTTTGCTCTCTAGCACTGAGACTTGGATTATTTTCAATCCAGTGAGCATACGCACCTGCAACAATACCACTTGCAGGGCTAGTACCGGTAAATTCTAAATAGTTTGTAGTATTAGCAAAGTCACTAACACTTACATCGACACCTACTGCAAACACATCAAGTTTAGCACCATTGACTGGATTTGTAAGTAATGGAGTTGCGGTTTCGTCAATATAGTCGATCAAAGGCATGTTAGTAAATGGAGCAACCACAGGACTTTGGAAATTTGTAATATCTAATGCACCAACAGTTGTAATAGAGTCTAAACCACCTGGTGAATAATTATCTACTTCATCACCGTTGTTGCCTGCCGCGGCGACTAAAAGTAAATTGTTATCTTGAAGTTGACTTAATTTTTCATCGATAAGTTGATTCTTGGTAGCGGTCCATGGCATACAAAGCACTTTAGGTGTACTTGGTGTATTTGCATTATGGTCAACAAGAACCTCTTCTAACGCATCTACAACTTCACCTACAGTGATTGTGCCGTTTGCTGTATTAAACAGTTTAACATTTTTAAGTGTTGCATCTGGTGCTACACCAATGTTTTCTCCAACAATAACACTTGCTACACCAGTTCCGTGACCGTCAGTGTCAACAAAACCTGTTGCACTTGCAACATTATAAAGATTGCTTACTGATGCGTTAGCAAACTCTACGTGATCTGTAACAATACCTGTATCTAACAAATAAATTGTTGCACCTGCACCTGTATGTGCTGGATTCCAGTGGGGTGCGTTACCCCCTGTTTGAAGGTTTCTAGAAGAATATGTTAAATGTTGTACATTATACAACGAACCTGCGTGGGTGGCAGTTAATGATTCTCCTTCTAATTCTGAATAGGATACACCCGTTAATGTTGCTAATTGTTCAGCAGTTATGTCTACTTTAAAAGTCAGCGGAAGTGAGTATGTTTTGCTCACTGTGCCACCGGCACTTGTAATAGCAGATGTTGCCGCTGTATTATCAGCATGTACAGAGCTATCCATTGATAATATGTATGATGCCATTTTAACTCCAATTGTCAATAGTGATTTACTAAGTATATTTATCACTTTATGGGATATTAAAAAAATATTATGATTAAAAACAATCTTTTTACACTCGATCAAGACCTAATGATATGTCAAATCAATATGGAACAGAGAACTGCCGACGATAATGCACTCGATATTATTTACGAAAATGTTAAAGATATAAAACATGCACACATTTCCTTGAGTGGTGGAGTTGACAGTCAGTTTTGGGTCAGAGTATGTGAACATTTTAATATTCCTTATACTGCATCAACATATTTAACAACCTGGCAAGGTGCACCGATAAACACAGATGATTTTACTTGCGCCGAAATGACAGCAAAAAAATTTAATAGTGACTGGAATGTAATTGAGATTGACATAGAAAAATTTCTAAAATCCGATGAATTAAGATCCGTTGCAAAGCAATATAAAACAGACAGTCAACAAATATGTTTACATCTACATTACTTAAAGAAAATAATAAATGAAAAAAGTACTTTTTTGTTGGGTGGAGATGCGATGTATCTGGAAGTTAAAAATAACAACCCTGACTTAACAATACTTAACTATGATGTGATAACAACTGGCATTCCTTACTATAACTTTTTTAAATCAAACAATGTAAAATTTATTAAAGATGTAGCATACATCGACAAAAAAATGCCATCGATATTGTTGGATTATAATTTACAATTTATAAAAGAGCATAAAAAACATTTAGAAAGAAATCCTAACGCATCATCATTGCCGGCAGAGAGGTTAGGAGTAAAATCTTACATTTGGGAAAGTATTCTACCAGGAACAGTTAACACACTAATCAAGGTAGGGGGATTTGAGAGACTTAAAAAATATCTAGCAATGAAAAGTGGTGTTTACAATCAATTCGACATAGATTATCGGTTACCATTACAACAATATATGACTAATGATCCCGGTATGCCTAGTAAAAAAAGTGATATGCGTATAGTATTTAGAAATAAAGAAATCTTAGATAACTATAAAAAGAAATTCGGTAATGCTATAGCAAAATACAATAGCACCCCTATTCAGGAATACCTTTTTGATTTCTAGTCAAAATACCATGTTTTAATTAACTATTCTTATAATCATAATAAATACAATTTATAATTTATTATAATTTTAAGTTATAAGTTACCTCCGCGAGAAACATGAATAATTTTGATTTTGACGAGTTCAAAGATAAACTTGAAGTAGTAACTCTTTGTACAATTTTTATTTTTACAGTAATGGCAATCACGCCTGCTGTTTAACCTAGAGAAAGATGGAATTTTTAATTTTTTTAACATTAGGTATAGGTATAAGTTATCTGTATCTTAAACATGCACCAATGCATGATTTACAAACTGCAATTTTTTATGCAGAGCATGTTGCAAATCAAAAGCATAAAAATGGTAGAGACTAAAAACTACACAGAAGCAACACCTGAACAAGTTGCAGAGTGGGAGCAAACAGATTTCCCCCGCAAAGGAGATTTTGATGTTATGCAACTGTTTGTAGTTATTCCTGCTGTTATACAATTTTTGACCATTTGCATGATGTTTGGTGTGTTTTGGCTGAACAGTAAAATATTTTGATAAAAGCAATTTTTAAGGCTGTGGCTGGTATTGGAAACTTCGAGTCGTTTCATCCCACACCTTTGAAAATATTATTATTTGCTTTAGCAGTGGGCGGATTATTCTTAACCATAGTGTCACTACTACTTTTTTTAACATCTTTAATATAAGGAATATAAATACTAGTATGGCGTATGTAGTATCAAGTGCCTGTGTCGGCTGTAAAGACACAAAATGTGTGGAAGTTTGTCCAGTGGACTGTTTCTACGAAGGCCCAAACATGTTAGTAATCAATCCAGATGAATGCATAGATTGTGCCCTATGTGAACCTGAATGTCCAGTAGAAGCAATATACTCAGAGGATGAACTGCCCAGCGACCAAATAGATTTTATCGAAATAAATGCGAGAAAGTCAGAGGAATGGCCAAACATAACCGAAACAAAAGAACCCATGGCCGATGCTTCTCCGTACAGTGTAGGAGAAGCAATTAAAGTAGTTCAACTAGATTAATGGCTCCAGTTATATACACAAAAAATGCAGTATCGGACACTGTTATTTCTACTTTGATAGATATTTACAATAACAGTAAAAATTATCAAACTAAGTCTATGAAAAAAGTTAGCGGGCAAACTAACGAAGTATTAGAAGTTTTGAAAGGTGTTCCTACTATAGATATTGACAGAATACAAATTTGTCATTTTTACAAACATTCTACACCTTACTATCCCCACACCGATTACCATTTTTTAGAAAAAGAAAATATAGTAATGCCATTGCAAGTGTTTAACGGAGCAAATCCTTACTTGGTTGTTTTTGATCAGTGGTTAGATGATGATGGTAAAACATGGACTTTTGAAAGCAACACAACTTTTTCTCATAACACAGGAATATCAGGAAGACCTTGTGACTACAACATTAAAAAATCTACTAATAAAGAAATAACAAAAGCATTATACAGATATCTATCACACTATCCCAAAGATTACTGGTTTGGATTATCTGGTGATCCATACGAATTCAAACCGGGCAACACCATACAATTTGATTCGAAGCGATTACATGCAACTAGTAGAATGCACTGCGAAGCAAAATTGGGTCTCACAATTAGGTATAAGATATGAAATATTTTAGAAACATTTTAAATAGTAGCGAATGTAAAAATCTAATAGACATGTTGCAAACATTACCTGAAAAAGTAGAAACCTTTACAGGCGAAATAGTTGATAGATTACATGTATCACCGGAATGGCATTATAATTTTTATAGGTTAGGAAAAACAGAAGTAGAAGATTATATATTAACTATCGAATCTAAATTACCATTTGATATTGTGAGTTTCAGAATTATGCATTATCCTACAGGTGCATCAATAGGCGAACACAAAGATAGTTGGCATCCAATTGACGGCCTGAGCGACTGCGGTATGACCATTCAACTTAACAATCCTAAGGACTATGTTGGCGGCGAATTTTTAATGAATAACAAGATTACAAATTTAGAGCAAGGTGATGGTATATTTT